ACCATTGCGTGAGGCGGTTTCGTACGTTACAACTTCAAAATGATTGCCGAAGCGATACTCCAACCATACTATGTTTAATCCCCAACGCTTATCGCACTCATTGATAAAATCAAGTGTTTGTGGCATTTCTTTGCCCGTGTTTTGAAAGGTTACTATGTAGTTTTCGATACCTTCATCTATCAAACGCTTGGTTAGATACGCGGAGGTTCTACCACCGCTAAAATTTATGACATTTACATAGTTGGTGATTTTGGTTTGTTTTTCCATTATTCTCATTCAATATTAGGTAATTTAAAAGGAAGACTAGTCGCAAAAGTTTACAAGGTTTGCGACTAGCGAGGATTAGAGTTTAAGGGCTTTGGCTATTTGGTACGCCCCCCAAAATGGTTCGGGGTACTTGGTAGGGTAAACATCATAGTTCTCTTCCTCAATCGCGTCTATGAGAGCGCGTTGTTCGTCGGTTTCTCCTTCGGGTAAATACTTGGTTAGGATTTCCCATACTTCTACCCAATATAGTATTGGGTGTAGGGTTGGCTTGTTATTTTCTTCGTTATTCATATTTTTATTTTTTATAATTTATTTGTTTGATTTAATTTAAGGTTACTAAAATTTACTCATCATTATCAACTATCATAACACCCTCGTGTCAAAAAGGTAAAAAACGTGCTTGCAAGTCGGCCATTTTTGACCCCGAAAAACCACCCAATTTTGGCCTTTTTTTGCACACTTTCGCACACTTTTTTGTTCATTTTTATTTGGCTTTGAATTGTACATAAGGTCAATGTTTTCTAAGGGTGACGCAATTTTCATATTTTCACTTTTCGACAAGTCGTGCAAGTTGCAAAAACGTGAAAAAAAAGGCTATTTTTATTTGTTGTAACAAATGTCGTTGTGTTAATAACTATGGGTAATTGTGGATAAACCCGATTTATCCATTTGAACTCACCTCATTTTTTAATTGCTCATTTTGAATTAAAGTTTTGTTGGGTTTGGATTTTTTAATTTCCCAACCATCATTGGTGGTTGCCCATTGGATTGACATTTCTTGAGAGCGTAGCAATTTCCAACGACATTCTTTTTCCGTCCCTTGGAATTTCACAACACCATTGTGTAGTAGGTCAAAAATATCGTTTGCCATTATCTTAATTCTAAATTATGATTATTGAGCATCTCGTGAAGTTTGTCACGCAAATCACAATATGCTTGGTATTTTTCGGGTGGTGTAGAGTCGGGTGCATATTTGGTTTCGTTCCGCAAGTGTTGGTCTAGTTCCCAAACTAGCAATGACCACTTCCATCCATTTGAAGCATCTTCAAATTGTTCTTGGTCTTCGGGTAGGTTAAATTCAAGGATTGCTTTCATCGTTTATCATTTTGTTGGCTTCACCGATATGTTCTTGTGACATTCCACTAATGTAGTTTTTAATGTACCACTCTACCATTTCCAACGCTCTTTTATAACCCTCCGCATAACCATCGTCATAACTCATTTCCTTTCCAATCGCTTCCATTTCTTTGGCTTGTTTCCAATCTTCAACGGTTAATTCTCTATTATATGCAATTTCCCATAACCACTCTACTGCCGTTTGTTGTTTATTGTTTGTCATTGCTCACCTCCTTGTATTTTGTTACGCATCCAAGTTGCACCACCTAAATATGATACATCGTAAGGGTCAAATTCATCAAACTCCATACCATCCAACTCCATCATTTTTTTAATCTCCTCATCACTTGGTAGTTGGATGTTTTGTCTACCTATTTTAATTATGCAATCCATACATACATTGTGAGTAGATTTTGACTCATCACAATTTATACATAACGAATCACTTGGTAGTTCGATAGGCAAATGATTTTTAATTTCTTCTTCTACATCAGTTTCCCTTCTTGCAATACCATCAAATTTTCCAAGTTGATAAAACAATTTCAGATGTTCTTCTGTGTATAGTTTCATTGCTCACCTCCTTTATGTATTGGGTTTTTGCAGTTGCCTTTGTGACATAGAATATTACCCTTGTAATTCTTACAAATGAAGTATTCACATCCTTCAATTACACATACTTTAATCGGGTCTGATGCTAAACTACCTTCACTTGCTATTGTGTAGTTGGTAGTTTTTGATGATACTGTTGGTTCCGTGCAACCACTTATTATTCCGATAAGTAATGTTGCTAATAATAGTTTTTTCATTTTGTCGTTAATATTTTCCATTTTTTGATTTTCAAAGTTGTTTGATGTTTATTTATGATTGCCAAGTGCGTTTAAGTTGGAAACCACCGAAGATTGACGCTTGTGACGCTCTTGGTATTTCAATCCCCTTAGTTCGGGATAGGACTCTTGTAGTTTAGCACGTACCCGTCGTATAGATTCAAAGTTGGTAAGTTTACCATCCTTGATTAACTCGAATACCTCGAACGCGGTGTTCTTTTCATTTAACTTGGATTCCAAGGCCCAAAATTGCGCAACAAGAACCATATCGTTATCGCGGGTTAAAGGCCATTTTTGCAAAATGTACTCTACCTTATTCGCAATGTCATTACTTATCTTAGTCATCGGTTTTATTTGTTTTCGTTAGATTCGGGTGTTGCAATAAAAAAATCGTCAACGTAGCAATATGTTTCCTTGTCCAACAATCCTACGGGATGGTTCTTATCGATACCTAGAAGTATTCCTTTTTGAAATGCGTTGTTTAAATAAATTTCTTCCCATCCATCAAGTATTCTAAGCGATGCTCGAATTGCTTGAATGGTGTGTGTGTCAAAGGGTGGGGTTTCTTTAGTCTTGTTAACCTTTTCAAATTCATCAAGTACATTATGTACCAACGATAAAATCAAAGGGTGTTTGTTTTGGTCTTCGGGGCGGAAACTTATCTTGTTGTCTTTCATATCTTTCAATTACATAACAAAAGTAAAATTATTTCTCAAAATAACAATACTTAATGTGTTACTTCTTAGTAATCAATCACTTTTCTTTGTGAATGGACAAAGTCAAAATTTATTTTTCAAAATAACCAAACACACCTTATCTTTGCCACTATGAAAAAGAAATGCGTAGTAAGGGTAATAGGCCCAACTACAATGGATGTACGGAATGCGTGGGAAAGCGAAGAAGAAGCGGTACGGAAAACGACATACTATTCCATATACGACCCCGAAAAAGACGTTGAAATAGCGTGGGGTAAACAAATAGCATTAACACCTTGCATAGATAAATACACCACGGGTGGTTCGGATGTAAAAGGCTACCGATGTGTGTCGCCAACCGAAATGCAACAAATAATTGATGCGAACATTATGGTTGATGTAGAATATCACGTAGTGCGTTGCGATAATCCGTGTGGTATGTGCGATGAATTTGGTTGTTTAGGGAATGACTACCCCGTTACGTTAATGAATAAAGTAATAATAGAATGGAAGACATCATAAATTTTATCCAATTCGCGGTGGAAGAAAGTACCATCCATCACGATATTGACGAGAACCCAAGTATCAATGCCGAGCGTTTGACGGAAATAATGGTTGAATACATTACCAAGCGCGAAAACAAATTGAAGAAGCAAATCGTAACGGAGGCGAAACAAGCAATTCAAAACATATTACTAAAATGATAAAATTACATTTATTCACGCACCTTGCCCTAGCGACTTTTGTTCTTATTGGAATATTGATTGCTATTCACGACAAAATCAAATCACTCACTTGGGTGTATTTTGAAAAGACCAATTCCTACAATGCAAAAGCACGGACAATTTATCGCATTATAATAGCGTTGTGTTTCGTTGGTGTAACGCTTATGACCTTAAATCCAATAGTAACAACACACGAAATTATTGGAAAGTCAAATTTCAACAACAATATGCTAGTGGGCGCATTGAACTTTATGGTTGTTGTTATGAACTTGGTACTTGGTGTTTACATTGGAAACAAGATTTCTAAAATATTTTCTAACCCTTGATTGTTATTTTCAAAAATAATCCTAACCTTTGCTAAACTATGACAACACATAACTTAATTAACGACGAAGAGAATCACAACTTGATTCAACCCTACGATGGTTCTCACGACCCAACTCACTTTGAAGACGAAAATGAAGCGTCCATTCAAGAAGAAGACGAAGATGTTACACCCGAAAAAATGGAGGAAGAGTACTTATGATTTTTCTAAAGTTTTTTATTGGTTTTCTTGCCGTAGGATTGGTGTATGTGATTTTGCGTACAATTAAACTTGCGATGACGGAATCGCCAAATTTTCCCGTGGAAGAAGAAGAAGAGCATTTGTTTGCGGAACGACCCTATCCTCACGAAAGAGAAATGGTAGAGTTGGAAATGAAGGAAACAAAAAAAGCCTCGCAAAAAGATGTAGTTATTGCTCATTTGATGGTTCACGGGACGATTTCAAAAGCGGAGGCCAAATCTATGGGTATTTTTAGATTGCCGATGATTATTCTAAGATTGCGTAAACTTTACAAGATTGACAACGTAATCGTTGATGGCAAATTTGCCCATTACAAATTGATTGAATACAAGGGCAAGTAATTGCCTATCCCCTCCATAGTTGGGTAATGTCGGTGCAAGACCGATATGGGGAACAAATGAGAATTTTAAAAAGAAACCCGAACGCAAGTGTTGTTTCAACAATTAATCTTTGGCTTATTCCAATGTTGGCTTATCTATTTGAAAAAGTAGCGGGTATGACTTTTAACGAGTATGAATTTATTTGGTGGATTGCTATACCTATTTTTTTTATTTCTTGGTTGATTATTAATTTTAAAATTGTAAAGGAATGACACCGAAAGAAAAAGCCAAAGAACTGGTTGATAAATTCACAGTGGTTGGATTGCAACAAAGAAACGAAGGGATTCAATGTGCATTAATTGCAGTTGATGAAATAATAAATGTAACGGCAGGATTAAAAGGTTGGATAGATGGTTTTCAATATTGGGAAGTGGTAAAACAAGAAATACAAAAACTATGACAATACCACCAAAGGAAAAGGCAAAGCAACTTAAAGAGCGATTTGAAGATGGCTTGACCTTAAAAGATTGTGCTAAGATTGCCGTCAAGGAAATAATAGAAAGTCGTAAGGATGACCGAAGATTTGATGATAGGTTGATACAAGGTAGTTCGGGCTACGCATCATTGCATCCAATGGGTTTGTCATATTGGCTTGAAGTAGAAAAAGAATTGAATAAAAATGAGCAACGATAAAAAAACAAAAATCGCCCAAATACTTATTAGACGCGGTATTTCGCAAACGGATTTGATTGATAGAATACGGGAAACCCAAGGTGTCAATATTGAGAAATACCGAATGTCCAAAATAGTAAGTGGCCAAATAACCAACTACTTCACTAGCACCGCGCGTGCTATATCCAATGCCTTGAATCTTCCCATAGAAGACATTCTTGAAAACTAAGCCATTCTATAAAGCCTTATCTAGCCGACCAACGATGTATGGTGCGGTTTGGCTATATATTTTGGGAAAGGTAGGCGAGGAAGTGACCTACACGGAAATTTCAAAACATTGCGGTGGCTCATCCAAATCATACCTCTCCGAAATTGTACAATGGGGATTGAAGAAAATGCGGTTACACCAAATTGACTTTGAATACTCAAAAAGCAATAGAGGGATAGTATTCTCCTTTAGCGTGTACAAGGTTGTCGTTGCCAAAGACGAATCCTTGGTCAATGAAATAGTGAACTACCTTAACGAAAAAAGCGGTAAGAATTTCACCACCACCTCTAAGGAAACCATCAAAGTTATTGAAGCAAGATTGAAAGAAGGAAATACCATAGATGACTTCAAAAAGGTAATAGATACCAAATGCGCAAAATGGTTGCGTAGCGAGTTTGAAGATTACATTAGACCCATAACATTATTCGGAAACAAATTCAATTCATACCTAAATGAAAACCCAACCATCAAAAGAGTTAGCAACATCGAAAAAACCATTGTCACCGCAATTGAAACCTCAAACGTCGATTGGGGCTTGGATAAATAGTGATACGGAAAAAGAGTTGTACTTAGCGCAATATGAGAAAAAGATTGCCCACTTTCAAACCAACGACGAAGTAAACAACTTGCTAAAGGTTGTAACCACTTGGCGCATATACCTTGGTATTAGAGAGGAAGCATCCAAGGAAGAGAATGTGCTTAATGTCAACTTCATCCGTGAAAATTATAAGAACTTCACTTTAGCGGATATTGAACTAGCGTACAAATATGCATTGACGGGCAAGTTGGAAGTGGATGCCGAGGCTTACGGCAAATTTTCTCCGTTGTACATTTCAAAAATTTTAAACGCTTACGGATTTTATTGTGAAAAGATGATGACGGAAATATTGAAGCGTAAACGCGAACACGAAAGTCGTATGAGGCAATTACCCGTTCACGAATCGTATGAAGAACGCGTAGACAACCGAAAAAAGTCAATCGTGTGGTACTACCACCAATTGAGGAGTTCGTACAAGTATGTGGGTGATTATGGTAGTGTGGTGTGGACTTTCTTGACCCGAAACAATATCCTCAATGCGCAAAACATAGATTTTGAAATAGCCAAAGAAGAAGCCAAGAAAATGCGTATGGCTCATACCTTAAACGTATTTGCAAGGGTGTTGGAAAAAATGACAACCGAAGAACGCCAAAAGGAATACGACACACTAGACGAAATGTATGGCAAGTATTTCGTGATGCAACAATATTTTGGCAAAGTAGACAATATCGATGAATGGCTAAAGCAATTCACGGACGAACAATTTATACCTAAGAAAAAATGAAATTAATACTTGATGAAGATATGGTCAAATCTATGACCTCCGAATGCGCGGAAGCGATGACCCTACATTTGTTGAATGCAACGAATCCCGAAAACGATAATGACGATTGTGGTTGCTTAACTTGTTTGGCGCGTTTATGTGTAGAGATTGTCTTGGAACGAATCCACGAGGAGGGTGAGGCAATAATTGCCCAACAAAAACACAATCAAAAAATTGATAGAAGGAACATAAATTGATAAAATTAATTATCTTTGAAAATAATAAATTATGGCAATGATAGCACTTGGAATCCCAACCATAAATAGGGCCGACTTATTACAAGAAGCATTGGATGTTTACAAGGAAACTTGGTATGGTAGACACGTCTACATAGTAGATAACGGACACCAACAAATAACGACCACCGCGAGTAATCAAAAGGTATTAACGATGCCACACAACTTGGGGGTAAGCGGTTCTTGGAATTTGCTTTGTCAATCGTTATTTGCCAAAGGTTATACCCACGTTGCTTTATTGAATGACGATGTTATTTGGCGTAAGACCGCCGATGAAATTGAAGAGTACATTGATGCTAACCCGAACGATTTTTATTTGGGACTTGGCACTTGGTGTTTGTTTATAATTCCGTTGACCACTTGGGAAAAGGTTGGCAAATTTGATGAGCAATTTTTCCCCGCGTATTTTGAGGATAATGATTATTGCTTGCGGATGCGTAACGAGGGATTGAAGCGTGATATGTCACCTTTCTTTAGCCCCGACGTATTTCGTAATTCACAAACCATTGCTAAAGACCCAACCTTGAATGGAAACTTTGACCGCAATCGTCAATTGTTTATGGATAAATGGGGCGGTTCGCCTGGCAATGAAACCTACAAAACGCCCTACAACAAATGAAAAACATACGGCTACTTTTCGTCGGATTGGCTTTGCCCATAATTCTAACCGCTTACGTTATTTGGATGGCTTGGTTTCAAATTAAATTTGAACGAGTGCCAAACGAACGCGATGAGGTTTACTTTATAGACAAGCACGTTGACAAACTTTTAGTCGTTTACTATTCAATAATTTCCGCTTGGTTATGTATTTCGATATTAATGTAACCCACGACAAGATTTTATTTGTCACCAACACCACAAACAAACAACGAATCAAGTTTATATATATTCAAAAATATGAAGACCGCATTTCAAGCGTACTTAGAGGAACTCGAAAAAAACCCGAATGAAATTTTGACCAAGGCGAATGTTATTCACCACGCCAAAGGTTTTTTAGAGGTGGAGAAAGACCAAATCGTAGATATGGGAAACCGCTATCACGAGAAACTCAAAACTATGGGTATAGTGACCCAATCCGCGCTTGAAGTGTTCAATAAAATATACAATAAATAGAAAAATATGAAAACCCCTAAAATCTTTATTCTCAAAATCAATTCCCGTCCGCCGTGGGAAGTTCAAGAACCCAAGTTGAATTATGTTTCGGACTATGAATATACAACGAGGACTTACGATGTGTGTGACTTTGACTATGGCGCACAAAAGTTCACTTTAGAAGAAGCAAGTAAAATCGCTGCCACCCTAAACAAAATTCACCTCAATTACACCGAAGTAACTATACCAAAAGAATATGGAAGCACAACACTACCAAGCAAAGGGATTAAATTATAAACGCGCATTTTATGTCGCCGTCGGTGTCGTAATTGCATTGTTGGTGTTATACTTAAAAAATGGCGATGGCGACTTTGACCTACAAAATCAAAACACCTATTTCAAAAGTACCATTGATAAAAATGGTAGAGAAATAGTAGAGCAACGACAACAAATAATGAGTTTGAAAGTTGCGCTCAAGAATAACCTTTTGGAAAAGGAAAAGTATATGAAGTCAATTTCTAGCCAAACCAAGGTGGGTACAAAAACCATTATTGAGAAAGTGTTTGTGCCTTACGAAGTTGAAAAGAAAATCTATGTAGATAGCAATACTTTTGATACGACATACTATGTGAAAACACCAATTCCCGTGAGTTGGAAAGACTCTTGGAATTTCTTTGGCGGTGTAGTTAAACACGATGGTTTTCACATTGATAGTTTTGGCTCGGAGAACAAAATGCGAATTACGATTGGAGAGAAAAAACGCGGGATATTCCGCAAGGCCGAACCGATTGTAGAAATCAAAAATGAGAACCCAAAAACACGGGTGACGGCGATGACTAACATCACCATAAAACAAAAACCGCCCTTTTATCAAAGGTGGTGGTTCGTTGGTAGTTTGGCTTTAATGATAGGAAAAATTTTATTATGATACACGAACCACATAACCGAGTTGATGTCACCACACCCCAAGGGGATGGTGTAATTTGGCTAGTTACGGAGTACGGACACGAAACCGATACGATGTACACAATCATTTTGAACAATGGTGAAATTTGGCAATTCACCCATAAGGACATTCGCGTTAAAGACAATGTAACCTTTAACCGAGTGTTTACAAAAACCGAAAAGCCTAAAGTTGGTACGGCGGTGTTGAATAAATATTTTTCATCCGAAAATCCCGCTAGTGGAACTAGGTAAATTATGAAGACGGCAATAGTTATTGGTGCGAGTGGTATGGACGGCTCATTAATGAGTGAGTTATTGCTTCGCAAAGGGTATATGGTTCACGGAACTTACAATACCAACAAGCGTTGGGTGGAGAACTTGTTTCACCCGAATTTCACTTTGCATCATTTTGACCTAGGACGGCAAGAGTTATTCCACCAATTTGTATTGAACATCAAGCCCGATGAAATTTACAACTTTGGAGGTGTTACATTTTCACCCGATAGTGAGCGATTGCCCGACTACACCAAGGAGGTGAATTACAATGCCGTAATGAAGATTATGGAGGTTTGCTTTCACAACGACATCAAGTTTTTCCAAGCATCGTCGAGCGAAGTTTTTGGCAACATCAAGAATATGGAGTTGAACGAGCAAAGTGCAAAATTTGCACATACCCCATACGCCCAAGCCAAAAAGAATGTGGATTCGTATATGGCTTATATGAGAGAACAAGGTGCTAAATTCTACAATGCTATTTCATTCAACCACGAGTGTGAACGAAGAGGTAAGCATTTCGTCACCGCTAAAATTTGCAACTTCGTCAAGGAGTTACGACACGGGGGTTCGCCCAACTTTTTGAAACTAGGGAGTCTTGATTCAAAACGCGATTGGGGTTACGCACCCGACTTTGTAGAAGGGTTCTATGCGCAAATGCAAGGAGAACCTACCGACTTGGTATTCGCTACGGGTATAGTCCATAGCGTACAAGACATATTGGAGTGCGCCTTTGCCCCGCACGGATATAAGTGGCAAGATTACGTCACCATCGATAGCACTTTCATTCGTAATGATGAGAGAAACAATATTTGGGGTGATTATTCCAAAGCCAAAGAAACAATTGGGTGGCAACCAACAACTAAATTTGAAGACTTTATATACAAAATGACACTATGAGCATACATTCCTATTCCCAATTTGGCGAAGACGCATTCATCGCCCAACACTTTGACCCCGAATACAAAGGTATTTGCATTGACATTGGCGCAACCGATGGAATTGGAATGTCCAACACTTACCACTTTGAGCAACACGGGTGGAAGGCGATTTGCGTAGAGGCCAACCCCGCTATGATTCCGTCGCTTACTCAAACACGAGCCAATGCCGTACATTGCGCGGTTGGGCAATACAACAACAAAGAGGTGGAGTTCAAAGTAGTCACGCTAGAAGGCGGAAACCAAACGGCAATTAGTGGATTAGAACTAGACCACCGATTGATGGAGAGCCACGCGTTCTTAAATCCACAAGTGAGCATCGTGAAAGTTCCCGAAAGAACCCTAGATAGCATTATTGAGGATTTTGATTGGGTTACTCACATCGACTTTGTATCGATTGACACGGAGGGTACGGAATTGGATGTCCTAAAAGGATTTGATATTCCCAAATGGAACGTGAAGATGTTTTGCATCGAGAACAATTTTAACGACCCCGAAATTGAACAATACCTAGCAATGTTTGGTTATCGCAAAGTAAGGCGACACGAAGTAAACGACTTTTATACATTATGAGCAACAATTCAATAGACAAAGGAACACAAGGATATTTAAATTCTATGAGCCAAAAGGCGATGGAAGAATATGTAAATCCCACAATGAATAATATGAGCCACAAATTAATAAATCTAGGAAGTATGTACACTTCCGACTTTATCGAGAATCCAAGCGAAGCGAATGGTCGTAAAACATATTCACTTGATTTGGTTTGGAACGAAAAGTTAGGATGCCCAACTTTGACCGAGCAACCGAGCGGTGAAGAAATGTGGGGTAAATATTGGTATAAGAGCGGTACAAATAGGTCAATGAAAATTGCTCTTTCGGATGTTGTTGAAGGTGTCTTATCGCACAAGAATATGAAACACTATTTGCTTGACAAAAAGAAAGTTTGGCTTGATATTGCTTGTAACGATGGCACTCTTTTATCTTATGTAGATAGCAAAGCGTTTTTTCTTGTTGGAATTGACCCAATTGAAGATAAATACATAGACGAGGCTAAAAAATATGCGGATAGCGTAGTTCAAGATTATTTCACCTACGACGCTTGGGGAAGAGCCAACTCACCAAAGAAGGCCGACGTGGTTACGAGTATTGCGATGTTCTACGATTTGCAAGACCCATTCACTTTTGCACAAGACGTGGAGAAAGTGTTGGATGACTATGGTATTTGGGTGTTACAACTTTCGTACACTCCGCTTATGATTAAGCAACTTGCCTTTGATAATATTTGCCACGAACATTGGGCTTACCACAACCTTTCTAGCGTTCAAAGAATCCTTGCTACGGCGAATATGAAGGTATTAAATGCCGAGTTAAACGATGTCAACGGCGGGTCAATTCGTATTTACGCGGTCAAGAACAATGCGAATATGAATCTTTTTGGTAGTGCGCCCAAGCGCGACGTATGGGCGATGAATGTCCAAGCGTTGTTTAATAACGAGCATCATTATGAGAATTTACCAACGTGGCTAGATTTTGCCAACAATGTTTCAATCTTGAGAATGAAAACTACCGACTTTATTGATAGGGCGAATCGTGAGGGTAAAAGCATTTGGGGTTATGGCGCAAGTACAAAAGGGAATACTTTGTTGCAATACTTTGATTTGGATAATACCAAAATAGAGGCCATAGCCGAACGCAATCCCGACAAATGGGGATTGCACACGATTGGAACGAACATAGTCATTAAAAGCGAAGAGGATATGCGTGAAGCACAACCCGACTATGTGTTGGTATTACCTTGGCACTTTATTTCGGAGTTTTTAGTGCGCGAAAGTGAGTATTTGCAAAAGGGCGGTGCGTTCATCGTTCCTTGTCCAAACTTTAAAGTTTACACTAAGGAGGATTTGAAATGAAAGTAACCATAGGAAACTTGATTGACCAATTGAGCATCGTCAACATAAAGATTTGGATGGCGGAGGATGTGAAACGCGACCCCAATGCAACGGATGCCGACATTGCCAAGGCCACGCGAACGACCAACATTGCCAACCAACAACGCAACGACTTGATTCAAGCCATTGATGAAGGTATGAATGCAATAGCCAAAGGAGAAACCCAAAAACTTTACAAGCAAGGGGAGAGCAAGATGTATGGCAAGTAGCATATTGGTAAGTGGCAAGTTGGGTGATTTGATTCATTCGATGTATGTTTCAAAGCACCTCATAGAGCGACACAACATCCGTACTAAAATATACATTACGGAAACCATAGAGCCGTTTGAAAACGGGGTGCATAACACAAGGGCGGAACTACGCCCCATAATCCGACAACAAAGAGGTAATGATGGTTTTGAAATATGGGAAGGGCAACCGATTGAATACAACACAACGCTATTTCGCAATAGCCCACTTTTGTATCGTCGGTGTTGGACGGAAATAATGTGCAATTTATTTTTCCCAAACGAAGAGCCAATAAGCGGTGGATGGATGACTTACAATGAAGTTCGTAATTGGGATTCTACACTAGTCATTAATCGTCGCTACAAAAATCCAATGAGCGACCATATTCGGGATTCGTACTTATTGCAAATTCAACAACACGAAAATAGAATTTTTTTAGGAAGCCAAGCGGACTATGAAGCGTTCCCGTTAAAGGAGTATTGCAATTTGGTTATACCCGCAAATATGGAGGATTGGTTTACTTACATTGCCAAGTGTTCAAAGTTTATGGGAAATCAAAGCGCACCGCTTGCAATAGCAAGTGCTTTAAACACACCAAGGGTGGCGGAATTGCTACCTACACAATACCCCGATTGGGTGCATTATTGGGGTGAAGAAAAGTATGGTGACATTTATTTTGTGCAATAGTTTGTTATTTTCTAAAATAACCTATATTTGCACCTATGTCAACCAAATTAGAGTTTATACATAAGTATTCACTAGCGGAATATTCTACCATCAAAGGTGGTAAAATGTTATTGAAAGATGGTCAACCTTGTAAGTGTCACAAGGTTGGCCCTAACATCCTACCCAACAATTTGTCGGGTGATTTAGTACCCGTTTATGAGCATTGCACTACACATTGCACGAGGGCGTTATTGGCACTTGAAGAAGGTGTGATAATGTACATTCAAACGTGCGAAGTGCAAGCGCAAAAGTTTCCAATGGAAAATGCGGAAGCAAAATCCAAGATTGAAAAATTGTAAAAAACCACCTCCCTAAAATATGAAACAAATGAACTTATTCGGGTCATTGTTTGCGCCCAACAACGAAGAAAAAAAGTATTCTTCTAAAATTGAAGCACCCGTGTACGAACCAAAAAATGCAAAACCGCATATTTTAGAATTGGTCAACAAAGAGAAAACTCATAGGTTGATGCGAGAAATAGAAAACTCCAATTTACCCATAGAAGAAAAGACTTTTTTGATTGATTCGGCGAGAAGGCACAACGTATTTAATTATGCAAAAATCGCGGACTATTACGCACAAGCGTCACCCGAAATGCAACACTTGATGGAACGAAGTGCCTTGGTAATTATTGATTTTGAAAAAGCGGTGGAATATGGGTATGTGAAATTGTGTGATGAAATACGAACACAATATTTGGAGGAATACGGAGAAACCGATAATGGAGAATAAAGATTTTGCGGTTTTTATTATGGTGTATGGTAGACCCGAAAAAAATTGGACTTACGATACCTTAAAAAAATGCGGGTATAGTGGTAAAATTTATCTTGTAGGGGACAACACCGATAGCACTATTGATGCGTATAAATTAAAGTATGGGGAGGAGTTGTTGGTGTTTGATAAAAAAGAAGTAGCCAAAAAATATGATGCGGGTGATAATAGCGGTGATTTGCGGAGTACGATGTATAGTGCCAACACAATATTTGAACTAGCGAAGGAAAACGGGGTCAAGTATTTTTGTTTGATGTGTGACGATTATTATTACTTTGGGTATCGTTACGATACGGGTGCAAGGATTATTAAAAACTTGGATGCGGTATTTGATAGTATGGTTGAATTTTACAAAAGCACCAATATAAAAACTATTGCGTTTTCGCAAGGTGGCGACCACATCGGCGGATTCAATAGTACTTTCCGTAGAAAGGCTATGAACTCTTTTTTTTGTTCGACGGATAGACCTTTTGAATTTATGGGTAGACTTAATGAGGATGTAACCACCTACGTTAATTTAGGTGGTAAAGGGGATATTTTTTGCACTTTCCCATTTTTACAATTAGACCAAAAAGACACGCAAAAGTCAAAGAGTGGATTGACCGATGTTTACCTAGACAATGGTACTTACGTAAAGTCGTTTTTTTCGGTGATGTACAATCCCTCTTGCGTTAAAGTTTCGGTGATGAATGCAAACAATAAACGGATTCACCACTCGATAAAATGGGTTAATACAACCCCAATGATAGTGAGCGATAAATACAAGAAAAAACAAATATGACAAAGAAAATATTAGCCTATATGGACTTTATGTGTCCCACGGGTTTCGGAACTGTTTCCCACAACGTAATGGATAGATTAACCCCTTGGTTCAAGCGGGTTGGTATTGAAGTTGATGTGGCTTGTTTGAATTATGGCAATCGTCAAACCGAACAATATAATGACCAAATTATGGCCGTCAATCCAAAGATGTTCGCTCGGAATGAAGAGGACTATTACTATCGTGATGGTATTCTCAAGATGTTGCAAGTGGGTGACTATGATTTGCTATGGTGTATGAATGATGTACCCGTGCTAGGGCCTATGTCACCAATTCTTCGCCACCTCCGTCAACAAAAGCAATTCCAAAAACAAAAGGAGTTCAAGATGCTAATGTACACCCCGATTGATAGCGTTCCATTTGCGCGTTACTTTAAGGATTTAGATGTATGGGACGAAGTGTACACCTACACCGATTATGGTCGTAGAGAGGCGGAGAAAGCCTTTCAAAAGGTCAATAAGCGCAAAATGAAGGTGGGCATTATTCCGCACGGAATGAATAGGTACGAATTTCAACCTTTGTTTGACAAGGAGTCATTGCGCGTCAAGTACGACATACCACAAGGTATGTTTTTATTTGGAAATGTAAATAAGAACCAACCGCGTAAAGATATTGGAACTACCTTGTTAGCGTTCGCCGAATTTAAGAAGTGGTTTGAAGCCCAACCGCCTAATCCAAACTTGCCTAGCAAAGTAGGTTTGTATTTGCATTGTTACCACTCGGACAAAACGGGTATAAAATTGCACGTTGCTTGCGAACGCCTAGATTTGATTATGGGCAAAGATGTGTTTTTGCCAATCGAGGATAAATACAACAACAATTCGTATTCGACCCAAGAAATCAATGAGGTGTATAATTGCTTAGATGCGTTTGTGAGTACGACGACCGCCGAAGGGTGGGGATTGACCATCACGGAGGCTATGAGCGTTGGTTTGCCCATTATTTGTGGCAATCATACTTCGCTTACCGAAATGACCGATAATGGAGAATTGGTGTACATCGTGAACGACTTAATTCCTCACTTTCAAATTGAAGATGCGGAAAATGTGCGGATGGTGTTAAATCCAAAAGCCGTTACCGAACAAATGATAAACGTCTTTAATGATGCGCCGTTAAAAAAATGGTCGGTGAAAAACTACCAACACAAGTTTGAAGAATACAATTGGGATAAAATTGCCGACCAATGGAAAATTTCACTCAAAAGATTATTGAAGATATGAATTACTTCTTAATCGGGTGTGGGATTGACAAAAGCAATCACTTGGTGCTAGTAAAAGCGGACACCTACGAAGAAGCGTGTGCCAAAATAAAAGCAAAATGTGCCGACTACGAAGTGTTCGTGAACGCTACGATAGAATAATTTTTTGCAAAAGTTTGTTATTTTAGAAAATAACCATAAATTTGAATTGTCAAATAAATATTAAATATGTTCAATACTAAACAAGCACCAATGGAAACGGAAGTAAACCAAGTGCGCGATGTTGTGGCAAACCAAGTTTACCGCACGACCAAGTACGAGAGGTTCTCGTTTTTAGACGGAAACCGCAACCTTAACCCAATGCACTTCGAGAGATTGAAGACCGCAATTGCGACGATGGACTTAACCGAGTCTAATCCGATTCTAGTCAATGATGATTTTGAAATCATTGATGGCCAACACCGATTCGAGGTGTGTAAATATTTGAAAAAGCCAATTTACTATTTGCAAAAAAAAGGCTATGGATTGAGAGAGGTGCAAATGCTTAACGCCAATATGAAAAATTGGAGGTTAGAAGATTATGTAGAGGGATATTGCGATTTGGGTAATGAGGAATATTTGTATTTGCGTTCTTTCCTTGCACAACACAAATTGGGTATGATGTCGTCCGTAACTATTCTTTCGTCTATGGGTGGCGGAAAGGCTTTGAGTATTACCGATGGAACACTACTACTACCAAACAAGGAACGTGGTGAAACTATTGCAAAGTGGGTACAACAACTTGAGCCTTTGTATGCGGGTTGTAGAAGGAAGTCTTTTCTACTTGCGTTGGTAAAGATTTACTCAATTAGGCAATTTGACTTTAGTCAATTGATGGCTAAACTTTCGTACCAACAAACCAAATTAGTGGATTGTACCGATATGAAAGGTTATTTAACTTTGCTAGAAGAAATTTACAACTTTAAGGAAAGAGGCACTAAGTTGCGTTTTTTCTAAAATAGAGTGCGGGGTGGTGTAGCGGTAGCATAGGTGGCTCATAACCACTTGGTCGCAAGTTCAAATCTTGCCCCCGCACCAAAGGCTATCCAATAGTGGCCCAAACACGAAAGGTGTTTAAACGGATGTAAATTATTTATCATAATGATTAATTTTAGAAGGGGGGGGTATTGGACTCCCTTTTTGATTTAATGGGAAGATATTCATCGGAAGTATAACAACGTAAAAAGAGTAGTTATGAGATTATGTGAATTTGATTGTTCAACGGGTTTGATTAATGTTTTGTATCACGATAAAATAAAAGATATATCCGTTAGAACATCAACGATTGCGGATATGTTATTAATTGACAAACTGCAAAAAGAAAATAGTAAAGCCGTTGGATTTATTCAATCAACTATATGGGATAAATATGTGTTTGGTGGTGAACGGAATTTTGTTGTTTTAATATGCGAGGCAAACAATGATGCCGTTGGTTATGTATTAATCACACCAGGTATATCATCATATCGGTATGCGAAAATTCAGCAAATATGTGTGCGTGACGACGCAAGAAGATTGCATTACGGAACGGCATTGTTAGATGTGTGTAGACAATTTTGCGTTAAGTTCCATCGTCTTGGATTTACTTTAAGATGTCGTGTTGACCTCGATTCAAATAATTTTTGGAGGTCGTTGGGATTTACCAATTATGCAACTTGGGAAAAGGGCAAAATCAATCACGTTGGATTCAAAGCGTCAAACGACATTAATCTTTGGAAAATTGAATTAAATAATAACATAATGCAACTACTATGAACTATCATTAATAAGTCAAAGATGTCAACAAATTAATTTGGGGTATTGGAATCCTTTTTTTTATATAAAAGAAAAGGGCGATACATTCCGCATCGCCCGACTTCCCAATCTTGGGTTTGCACAGACAAACATCCCAACAAGAATTACTTCTTGTAGATGATGTAGCCGAGCAATCCGATAATTACAAGAGAGTGTACGTTAGAACCTCCCAAGAATTTGTCCGATTTGATGTCCAAAAAACCTGTCATATTATTTCGTGTCAAATGATTTATATTTGACATACAAATATGGTCAAACACAAATACAAATACGGCCACATTTTACGATATTATCATATAACTTAATGTTGATAAATTGCTAATCGTACTATGTGATTGATATTCAAGAGAATTGTGATGTTGATAAACATATATAAGTGAAAACAAAAAATCGTAAAATCAACTAAAATCCAATGGTTAAAAAATATTTAAAGGGTGGCAAAAGCGAGGGTATGTCGCTAAGTGAAGTTGCAAAAGTTCACAATATGAATGCCGAGCAATTAAGACCCCAACTTCAAAAGGGAATTAAGCACGAACTTGAACACACGGACAAGATAACCGATGCACGAAGAATTGCCCTAGACCATTTGGTAGAGTTCCCCGATTATTACGACCGCTTGGATAAGATTGAAAAGATGCACTTGGGCGGTGATATGTCAAAACACTTAGCACCCAACGGGAAACCTAGTAACCTTACACACGAGCAATGGCACTTGGTACGCACACCCGAATTTAAGAATTGGTTTGGGGATTGGGAAAACGACCCAAAGAACGCGAGTAAGGTTGTAGATGATAATGGTGAGCCGTTAGTGGTTTATAGAGGGGATAATGCCAATGCTAAAAAAGGATTTGTTTTCAAAACGGGTTTCAATAGAATGGGATTTATTAATAAAGATAGATTGCCTAATCAATATTTCCATTATTTTGTAAACAACTATGATGTGGCTTTAGGTTATGGGCAAAATCAAATAGAAAGCCATAACGAAAAAGTTGAGGAAACGGGGAAAGGTAAATTGTGGGAAGCAAAAGTGACACCTTACTTTTTAAATATTCGGAATCTAATAGATATTACGCCTAATAATCCATCATTTCCCACTTTTAAAGAATTTGAGAATGAATTAAAAAATGAAATGGGGGAAGAGTGGTTTCAACATTGGAAATATCAACACCCTTATAATTATGGAACACGAATAAGCAATAGTTATTTGAATAAATTGTTTGAAGACAAGTTGGGTAAAGATTATTTAGAAGATAGGTACATTTCTAAATGGCAAAAGGAAGGATTCGCAAATAATAAAACAAATAAAGATTCATATGAATTTTTTATTGAATTTAAAAATAGGAGTTCTTCTAGCGATATTCTTAATAAAGTAGTTCGTAGTATGTTAGAAAAGAATGTTGATGGTCTTGTGTTTTTGGAATTAACTCATTGGGATGGTGGATTTTGGGGCAATTATAAAAAATATGAATCGGGGGAATTAAAATATGATTACAAAAGATGGATAGAAAAGCCAAAAGTGTTTGCGACTTTAAATTCCAATCAAATCAAGTTAGCCGATGGCACGAACACTACATTCGATGGTGAGAACCTCGATATTAGATATAAGCGTGGTGGACGCACAATATCGCAAACACCCGCACCCAAGTCGGATAGAGTCGTTGGTAGCAAAACAAACCCAAAAGGGAGTGCTAGTGATAGTAAACTAGGGAAATCAATTAAGTTCAACGATAGCCTAGAAAAAGCCATCCAAAACAAAGTGGATGCGTATAACGAAAAGCATTCGAGCGACAAAGTGAGTTTGTCAACGGCTAAAGCGATTGTAAGGCGCGGTATGGGTGCATATTCGACATCACATAGACCAACCATAAGCGGAGGTGCGCCTAATAGTCGCCAAGCGTGGGGATTGGCTAGATTGAATAAGTTCTTGCTAAAAAAGGCGGGAGTGAAAGTGAAAAGTGCTTATATTCAAGATGATGATTTGTTGAAGTACGCCAATGGTGGCGAAGTAGTCGCAAAAAATGAGGATATTCGTAGTAATTTTAATACAATGGACAAAGAAGTAAAACACACTATGGGAAAAGCGGGTGGCTATTTAGTTGGTCGTCGTCACACCGAAGGCGGTATAAAGGCAATGAACAAAGCAACGGGACAACCTTTGGAAATGGAGGGCGGTGAAGTTGTAATCACGCGCAATGCCGTGTCGGATTCAAAGACGAGAGAGTTTGAAGGGCAAATGCTAACAAACCGCGAAATTTTGTCAAAAATCAACGAGAGTGGTGGTGGTGTTTCTTTTGAAGACGGCGGTGAGGTGATGGTATGTGGCAACCAATACAACTATGGGGGTACTCTTATGTCCGACCACGATATATTGCATCAAATGGCCGTTGGTGGCGAATTAGATGATATGAATGAAATGGAGTTTGAGTATGGCGGTGATGTATCGGATTTCAAACTAAAGAATAAGATTGTATTTCCAATCAACGATGTAGATAGCGCATATTATGTAAACATTTTTGAAGACCCTATGGACTTACAAATATTTAAGGTTGATGTAAGCGTTAGAGGTAGTGGAAGACCTATTTTTAAGGGATTTACAAAATGGTCAAAAGATGAGTTCGTATCGAAGAGAAGTTATCAATTCTACAACCGAAAAGATTTTTTGACTCTCATTGAACCGCAGGCGCAGACTTATGGGGTGATAACTCCAAGACCATTTACCCAAATACCAAAAAAATCTATGCTTATACCTAGGATGCCAAATACGAGGGCTATGTATGATAGGTTTACTTCAATTTTGGACGTTGGGATGCAAAATGTGCCATCTCAATATAATACCGACGCTAAAACTAAATTTAATTGGCTTCTTGGTAATCCTACTTTCCAAGAGAATATTATCGAGTTTTTTGATGAGTGGGCAATACAAGAGCCGAACTTTATTTATGAAGAGGGTGTCAAAAAGAAAGTTGTCCGCGCTAAAAAAGAAGATAAGTTCCAATATGGTATTGAGTCTATAAAGTTTGGTAAAAGTTGGGAGGATGAATTGAAGCCTTACAACAATAAACTTGTAAAGAATGATGGTCAAAATTCATTGGTAAATTTACTTACAAAAGTAATTAAAGAATTTTATCTAACCGATTTAACTAATCCTAATTTAAAATTATATGAAGATAGGACGATGGAAATACCCGTAAAAGAATTATCATTAATTCAAAAAAATGGGGGTGTTAAAATGGATTATGGTATAACGGCGGTTGGTTTGCGTAATATAGAAATGAGAACCACCGACCCCACAAGAAATAAATTACTTAATAAAAAATCGGGTTACAATATTAAATTAGTCATAGATAATATTGAAGATTTAGGTGGCGCAAATATTTATTACTACCTATTTGATAAAATGGGTTATCAATATGGTAGCGGGGAATCTACTTGGCAACAATGGTTTAAAAATGACAATATTGATTTTAACATAAAACTTTCTTTGGATGACTATTGTAGGGTGGTTGGGTATCTTTTGGCTAGATATTGTTATGAAAATGATTTACCCTCTATAAGACCAATATACAATATATCCGAAGAGCCTTTGATGATTGAGGATGTAAAAAATGTATTGGAATTTGATGACACGGATTTAAACGTATATCAAGGGAGTCAATTTGGAGCGTGGCTTGCCATTTGTGTGCTTTATTATAGAGCCAATTATGTGAGCCAAACATCAAAGGCTAAAACGAGCGCGGATGTCCGTATTGCCCAAAGTTTGAAAGTTGGTGATAAGGTTGAAATTTCCGAGCAAGAAATGAATGCAATTGGTTTTGATGGATTAGATGAGAATGGCGAATTGTTGAAAGGAGAGGTAATTGGAATCCGTTCCGTACCCGCAATGATGCGACCCGTAAATCCCGAAGGCAAAATGTACACGATTCGGTATTATGTACAAGACCCCAATGGGACTCTTAAAAACGATTGGGAGGGCAAAGATTTGGTATTGCTAGAGCCTAGTGATGTTGTACAATTGGAAGGAGAGCCAACGAGTACTAAAAAACAACCCGTTGGTAAAAACAAAAAAGCCTTGGGTAACTTGAGTGAGTTGGATAAAAATATTTACGACTTGCAATATCTTATTTCAATGACTTCGGATTTTGACTTTGAGGTAAAGTTACAATTACGTCAACAATTGACCGAGTTCCAAAAGTTGAAAGATATTATGTATGCTTCCGAAAATTCCGAACAATTGATGAAGACTACAAGTCCTAATTATGACGGCAAATACGCGGTCGCCATTATTGAAACGATGTTTAATGCCGATAGTATCACGCTAGATGAAAGACCCAACTATTCACTTCCTAAAGCGGATGGATTTCAACCCAATGGCAACGAAACTTTATTGAATCAAACCAACTTCAATCTTATTCAAACACCAATGTTCAAAGAGTGGTTCGGTGATTATTTGAATGCGTATGATTTCAAAGGATTGAGCGGTTATGATAATATCATTCCCGTAAGTAAAACATTGACGGATGGGTATGAGCCATTGGTCGTTTATCAAGGATTAGGGAGGGTGTTTGAAAGACAAAGGTTTGACTCTTTCCCAACTTCTTATTTTGCGGTGAATCCCAATTATGCGGAATGGTTTGCAACTACAAAAGGACAACGCACTCAAACCGATGGGTATGTGCTACCTTTCTTTTTGAATGTTAGAAACCCTTTAGATTTTACCTATTTTGGAATTGACAAAGTAGCACCGAAAGACTTCTTTGATTACCTATTTGTCAAGACGGGTCAAACACCCGAACAACTAGGATTTGATGCTAGGTTCTTGCAACCAAATGTGCCACCGATGGAAATATGGGCATATATTAGAAACTCCCCAAATGCAATTACGGCTATTGCAAAGCAAGGTATTTACGATGGATTTCATTTTTATGAAAATAACCCACAAGCGAGTGGCAATCAATATCAAACCGAAGTATGGACTACGTTCTTTTCAAATCAAGCAAAACTTGCAAGTGACCAACGAAGCAAAATGTTATATTCCGCCAACCAAGGTTTCTTAATGGCTAAAGGAGGCTTAGTAAAAAAATAAATTATGTTACTAGATAAAAACAATATCGAGTCGGCTATCGTATCGTACACCCTTGATGGGTTTTCAATGACGGCGAAAGTATGGACTTATGACAACAAGGCTACAATTTTTGTTCTTGACAAAGACGCAAAGTATAATCAAGACTTTTACTATGTCCTCAAGGGCGGTGCGCCCGATGCGGGAACTAGCGTTGAATCACTAAATGCCGAGGTATTTAGCAATCCATTTGATGCGTATAATAGGTTTCAAGATTTATTGAATGAGCAAGATTCTCAAACGCCACCACCGCCACCACCACCCGAAGACCAAAAGATACCAATTATCTTAAAGACCAAAAAGACCAACGAATTTGAAATTCGCGAAGTTAATGGTTTAATGGAGGTCGGTGATGATGTCTTGGGTAATGGATTTATTCAAGAAGACAAAAAAATAAATTTCAAAAGTGAAGATGTTTTTGAAACTCAAATTTTTATTGCGGGGGAATCTACGGAGGCGATATTAATTAAAGCACCTCAATTAGATACTAATGGTAAGGATGCTTATTTTCTTATCCCAAAACAACCACAACCGCCCGAACCACAAACAATACTTCTTAAAAACCCTACTACGAACGAAGTTCAACTTAGAGAGGTGAATGAGAGTGGCGTTGTCGGTACTCAAAATATGGGTAATGGTTTCATTGTTGACCCTACCCTAATTAACCTTGCTAGTGAGGACACGTTTACAACTCAATTGTACGTTGGGGGACAACCTATGGATGTTACGTTGATTAGAAATGCGTCGATGGACACAAATGGTATGGATGCTTATGTGATGTCACAATCACCACCACCACCACCACCACCGCCAAAACAAACTATTGTATTAAAGAATCCTACTACCAACGAAGTTCAACTTAGAGAGGTTGATGAAAATGGTGTAGTGGAAAGTCAAAATATGGGTAATGCTTTCATTGTTCAACCAATGAGGATGGACTTAGCAAGTGAGGACACGTTTACTACTCAATTATATTTTGCGGGACAACCGATGGATGTTAATTTAGTTAGAAACGCATCATTTGACACGGATGGTATGGATGCCTATATGATGTCCGAAACACCACCACCCGAAGAGAAAAATGTAATTCTAAAAAACCCTCTTACAAATGAAGTTCAAATTCGTGAGGTCGATGATAACAATGTCGTAAGTAACCAAATCAAAGCAAACGGATTTTTACTAGCACCAAGTCGCGTTAATTTAAGTAGCGACCCCACTTTTCAAACTCAATTGTATGTAAATGGACAACCAAGCGATGTAGAATTGGTTAGAACGCCATCGTTCGACACCGATGGTATGGATGCTTATTCAATATCCGCAACTCCTCCACCCGAAGAGAAAAATGTAATTCTAAAAAACCCATTATCAAATCAAGTCCAAATTCGCGAGGTAGATGATAACAATGTCGTTAGCAATCAAATCAAAGCAAACGGATTTATCGTTCAAAATGGAGTTATGAGATTGGCTAGCGAGAATCAATTTGACACTCAATTGTATATCAATTCACAATCCAATGATGTCAAGTTGGAAAGAACGCCATCGCTTGACACCGATGGTATGGATGCCTATCTTGTAGCAAGCAATGAAAAAACTAGCATTATCTTAAAAAATCCCGCCACTAATGAAGTTCAAATTAGGGAAGTTGATGAAGATGGTAATGTTACAAATGAAATTTTGGGTAATGGATTTATCGTACAACCAATGAGAACACCGCTTGTTAGTGAAGATGAATTTGACACCCAATTATATATCAATGGTCAATCTAGTGATGTAAAATTGATTAAATCTTCGTCGTTTGATACCGATGGTTTGGATGCTTATCTTATCGAAGGTGATGGTGAGCCGAAAGAGAAAAAGCGTACAATTTTATTGAAAGATAAAACAACGAATGAGGGTCAATTTAGGGAATTACAAGAAGATGGCGAGATAGGTAATGATATTTTAGCACAAGCATTTATTACCCAACCAAACCGAATGAATCTTGCAAGTGAAGACCGATTTGAAACGCAATTGTATGTGCAAGGTGAAACTTTGGAAGCGGTTTTAATCAAAAATACACTTTACGACAAAGATGGTATGGATGGTTATTCGGTTATGGTAGAGGGAGATAAAAAAGACCCTACGGGGAAAAGTGGAGGCCCTCCACCCGATATTGAAAATGAAATTTTAAGCGATAGGGTTCGTATTATAAGTGAAGTAAGTGGTATTGACCAAGATATAGTAAAAAATAACTTTAGAAATGTTAATTTAGCGGTGAATTTCTTATCGGGAATAAATTTCAAAGAATTGCAAAATCGTTTGAACACCGACAAGACCGCATACCAATTAGCGCAAGAGGTTGCACAAGAAATAAGAAATTCGTAAAAAGTAAAAAAACACAAATGGATAATCAATCAAACATAGCGAGATTAGAGGATTTGGCAAAAAATTCTCCCGTTCCTTTAGTTCGTGAACAAGCACAAAAAGAATTAGACAAACTTGCCTCCATAGGTAGCGTTCAAGTTCAATCCGTAAATGCGGGTGTAACGGGTTTAGACCCCGATGTACAAGCCGTTTTGGATGCCTTGAATATGGCCGTGCAAGGGGGTGGAGTAGCCAACATCAATGATATTCGCCAAGTCGTAATAGATGAGTTAGCAAAACGAAAAATCAATTTCAATGATTTGTCCGATAGCCTTAAAGCATTGCTTAATTCTACTCGTAAAGTAGAATTGACCATTCGTAATATTGCCTCGGTTCAAACTACCACAACGACAAGTAATGATTTCTTGACGCGTCCTATCATTCAAAAGATTTTGAGTGATATGCAAGCGGAGAACAACGTGTATTTGTATGGTGGCGCGGGTACGGGAAAGACATTTAGTGCGGGGGGTATTGCCAAATTGTTGGGTTGGTCAATCATTACAATCAATTGTAACCAATTTACATCGCCAATTGATATTATCGGTGGTCAAACCATTGATGGTTATCAAGAGGGTAAATTCACTATGGCGTGGTCGAATGAAATTATTGACGACAACGGCAATATGAAAAAAGTAGATGGTTGCGTATTGCTATTGGATGAGTTGCCAAAAATTGACCCCAACACGGCGGGTTTGTTGAACGAAGGTTTAGCCAAAATCAAAGAATACGACTATGACCCGAATACGGGTACACGAATTCCTCCAAGCATTTTGAATGGTAGGGGCGAGAGAAAATACTTGGGTAATTGTTTCATAATGGCTGCGGGTAACGTACCACTAAATACCATTGACCCCGATTACGAAGCCAACTTTAAGCAAGATTTGTCTTTGCAAGATAGATTCATCGGTAGTACATATAAAGTGTTTGTGGATTACTCTTATGAGTTTAGTTCAATTATGAAAGGTTATGCGTTCATTTGGATTTTTGGCACAAAACTTCGTGAGGCTATCATTCGTTTGAATGCAACAAACCAAGCGTTTGTTTCTATTCGTTTGATGCAAAACTTAAAGGCTACTTATGATGTTTATCGTATTGAAAAAGAGAAAAATGATAAGGGTATGGCGACGACAATTACAAGCCCGAAAACAATCATAGACTCTCTTAATACTTTCTTTGAATTGTTCAAACCATCCACCCGTTCCGCACTATTAGCCGAATTGGATATTGACGGATTTAAGCGCGTTGTAGCCGAAAAAGATAAAATGCCGTTTGACAAAAAAGCACCTGACTTTAACACCCCATCGGAGGTGCAAGAGGCACAACAAATGATTTCCAATTACGAAGCGACACAACTTTCTAGAGTTATCTAATGGGATTTTTTAGTAGTTGGAGAGGCTTGCCCGTATTTTGTTGGGCGTATGACACGCCCGAAGCGTGGCAAGATGCGTTTGGCAAAGATTTGTATAAAGATAGAATAAAGGATTACTCTAAAGTTTATGATGCCGAAATAGCACCTATTCTTTTTGAAATGGGAATGAAGTTTAACTTGGGTGGTGAGCAAGACAAAAGTCGTCTTGAAACAACATCAAGGCCCATAGGTGTATTTGATTTTTCGTTGGCGAGTAAAGGACTATATCGTGTTCAAGAATATTACTCTCAAGAACTTGCCATAGACCATCCCAATTTATTTGATACATTTGAATTGCCGTCGGGAATTGTGCCACCCAATTTAGTCGACAATATTACGATAGGCGGTGTTAAGAATTTTGTTTATAACCACAATGGTAAAATGTATGTTCTTGACAAAAGGCAAAAAGGCACAACCGCTATCAATGATGGAGAAAAAGATGCTAAATTAAAATTTGCCACATCTACTAAAGACGTTTATTTGAAATTTAAACGTGTTGGTGGTAAAGTAAAGTATGCGGAAATTTATTCTTTATTTTACTATACAAGCCTTGATGGTAATGATGAATTTGCTATAAGACACCTACCCGCATTGATGACGGCCGAATACTTTGAAAGTATGGGTATTAAGACACGTGTTTATATGACAAGATTTTGCAACCCCGAAGAAACGGGTACATTACGTCAAAATGATTTGCTAACAAATGCCGAGTTACCTATGTACACTCAACAAGTAAATTATAGTGGCTCGTCGCGATTTGACGACGAGATTATTTTCGCACCGATTATAGTTAAAGATTTTGGTCAAGAACTCGATTGGAAGTCTTGTTTAGTGGTTAGTCAAAATGACTCGCACGCAATTTACGATGGCGTAGTAAAGAATATGTTGAGGAACGAAATTGATGGTAGAATTATTTCACCTTATGGTAGCCCCGACCAAACTCAAGAAAGATATCTAGAAGCATTTGCAAGGTACAAGGAGAAATACCAATTGTATGTAAAAGCGGGGATTTGGAAGAGTAAAGAAATTCAAGAGGACTCTCAATTATTGTTTCACTCACAAAGTATTAGACGACATTTGTCGGATGTTAGGGATAGTATGCAACGCGCATACTCCAATAATAATAAAAATCAAGTACGAAGGTGGAAAGACATTCTTGAAGGAAGCGTAGTTGCAAGAACTTTTTTTGAATGGTGGATGAAAACCGCTGCGGGTCGTTGTCGTGACACCCTTATGATTATGAATGCAAAAGAGCCACGCAAAGAAATGCAAAAGGTCATTGATGAATTAAAGGCTAGAATTGATGACATTAATTCTTATTTGCTAATTGTTGTTCCTCAAACCTATGCAACTAATAATGCGAAAAATGATTTAGAGAAAGAAATTGCTAGAATAATAGTCCAAAATGATTTCGTTAAAGAAATTCTTCAAAGTGAGGGATTGATGATGGATTTTAATGGAGAATACAAATATGAAACCTATTTGAACCGAATTATTACCGACGCTACTACCTATGCGAGTAACCCTTTGTTTGCAACCGATGATGATACGATAGAGCGATTGAATGAAAGAGCGGATTTATTGTATAACGACATTAAGTTAAGGAGTTAAAAAATATAATTAAACACTATGGAAATTACCCAAGTACAAGAATTAGGATTAAAAAAGTTGATGGCAAATATTGCCACATTTTCTAATCTATATGGTAGCATTACCAATTTGATGATAATGACCAACCCAAGTTTTTCCACATCAATTTTTGTGAAATATGATAAGCAATTTGGATTGGTAAAAGATAGAAGGCTAGAAATAAACATTGTCGAAATAAACGATAGGGGTGAAATTGTGGTTTTGAACGATGTATTTAAAGGGATATATGAGCGGTACACATTCTTAGGTGAGTGCTTACCGATTGAAGCAAACGAACTAATTGTAATGTAATGGACGTAATAGAAGCATTGGGAGGTTGGAGAAATGTCAACCAAGAAAAACTAGAACAAATCAAGGTGGATAACCCACCCTTGTATAATGCCATTACAAAAGCAATTAACTTGTTGGCAAAAAAGTATGGGGGCGAAGATATTGTAATTGAAAAACCAATGGAGGTAGTTGAGGAAAAGGCAACTACTATTGAAAGCGAAGTGGAATCCGATTATGCCTTTCTTAAAAGAATGGAAATATTAAATTTAACCAAAGGAGAATATATTTTTAGGAGTGATATTGTCGACTCTATGATGAGAGAGATTAATGTAGATTTTATTTCCGTTAGAGAAAAGTATGAATCATCCGTGCAACAAAAACTTGACGATTTAGATGCGCGGGGTTTAGTATCAGAATTATCACTTGACATATATAAAATTAGTAATGCGGGTAAAGCATTGATTGATAGTTTTGAATTGAAAAACAAACAACTTGAGGAATTAGGGCCGAGTGACGAAGACCTCAAATTGGAAATATTGCAACGGATGGCGGATTATTATGATGGTAATGAATTTCAATCATTAAGCCAAGATGATATAATTACAAACGCCGTAAAACACCAATTTGATATTCCATCAAATAAATATTTTGGTATTGTCGTAAAATTATTACGAGATGGATTTGTTGAAAAAGACCCAAATGGGCCAACGGATTCTATTAGCCTTACAATGGAAGGGTATGATAAATCACAAGGTTGGTTTGAAGTAAATCCAAACGAAGAAGAACCAAGTGAAAATTTGGATGTCCCATACTTGCGAATGATTCAAAAATTGAAAGAGAGAAAAGGTGATTGGGTAACTATTGAAGATATTGTAGCGGAAAAGGGTGTTCCCAATATGCTTACAAGACAAGAATATATCGATGCTCAAAAGACTATATTGGATGATTTAGAGAAAAGAGATTTGGTAAATAGAGTAGCGAACGAATATATTTTAAGTTATAATGGTCAAAAATTATTAGCCTTAAACCCCGAAATAGAAACCCCAATAGAAGAACCTGCTCAAGCGCAATTAAGCGATTTACTAATAAGCATTTTAGAAGCGGTGCAAGAAGTGAGTGCAATAAAACGTGGGGGTGGTTTTGTTTCAATAAAAGAAATTTGGCCATACAATATGGGAATAATGCCTATAAATTATGCGGTTTATCAAATGGATTTGACTACCCCAAGTTTACAACAAGATTTGGCAATTTTATATTTGGGAGGATATTTGGAACAAACAAATTATGGAGGGACTAATGAACCAAAAAATTATAGGTATCGTTTGAGCCAAAAAGGTAAGGACTTTTTGAACTTTGTAAATGTTTTGAAAAAAACACAACCAACACCGCCAACAACCACAACCAATTTACGACCATCGCCTACCGATAGCGCAACTATGTACCCTACGGGAAGAATTAAAGTCGGTAACGATGCAAATCTATGGAAAGTTACGGAGAACAAGAATGGTGTGAAGCGTTGGGTAAAGGTTGGTGGTATTCCGAGTGAATTACCCGACCCAACGAATGTAGATTTAGGTACTTACACAATGGACAAAGCGGGTCAAACTTATAGAGTTTCGCTTGTTAAAGGCAATAAAAAAGAATGGGTAGAAGTTGACTCAATTGCCAACCCTACACCCGTAGAAACACCCATTTCCGAAATTGACGAAGATGAAGTAGATTTGGATATTTTAGAACAACAATTAAATGACGACTCTTTGGAGTTTGATTTAACCGACGAAGACTTAGACAATTTAGAATTTTAAACCGATGAAAGAATCAATAAAAAAGAAGTTCGACTCTATCGACAAATCAAAAATAAAGGTAGAATCAACAAAAGAATTTTTAGGAAAACTTGAGAAAGGACTCAATAGTAAAACACAAGAAAATGCTGACAAGGCGGAAGCATTGCTAGACAAATTCATTGCCCAAGCAAAGGCAAAGAACGCGGATATTTTCGTATCTAATAAGCCCGCACCTACACTTACACCTACCGCTAAGAAAAAGGCCAACCAAGTCGTTAAAAGCAAATTGGATTCCCTTATGGACACCATTGCTAATGACCCGTTGTTGAAGGACTTTAACAACTCGCGTAGGACAAAAGGCGGTGGAAAGAGCGACCCATTGATTGATAGCGAAAGAAAGGCTATTCAAAGTGGCCCTAGGATATCTAAGCAAGGTTGGAAGAACCAATATGGTAAAAGCACGGGTGGTCGTAAGTACTACGAGTACCGCGAAAACCGCATTGATAGAAAAGCACCAAATTACGGAAGTAGGCCGTGGCTAAAAGAGGGCGGATTCATTCACCCTAGCGATGCCAATGCCGACAAATACGTCGTGGTTGAAATCAAAGCGGATGGTTCAAGAAGAGAACACAACCATTTCGGTGATTTGGAAACGGCTAGGATGTTTGCGTCATTGAAGCGTGAGTTTTTACCAAAGGGTAGCCAATTGATGATTGAGGACAAAAACGGAAAGAATTTGTATCGTAGTTTCAAGAGTGGTGGCTATATGGCCGATGGTGGAATGATGGCTAAAGGTGGTGTAATTGAGGAGGGTGATGATGTTTTTGTAAAACCCGAAAAATTGAATGCGGAAGTAGTTCGTATTACGGGGGAAAATGTTGTAGTAGAATTTTATAATAGAAGACCCGAAGGTGGTGAGAAGAGAGGGAATTATAAAATTAAAGACCTTAAAAAGATGGCCAATGGTGGTATGATGGCAAAGGGTGGAAAGGCTTATTATTTAAAGCCTCAGGAGAATATTGACAAGTTGTTTGAGCGTCAGAAAAAACGACTCGCTGATATGAAACGAAATGATGACCAATTGATGTTGTTGCAAGGCATAAATTACTTAAATAAAAAAAATGATGAAGATGAAGAAAAGTATGTCATTTTGTTTTTTGAGTCTGAAACACCATTTACTCGATTTGATTTAGAGTATCATAGAGAAAAATTAATCAAATTAGGGTATTTAGCAGATATAGATGAAACATATTTGGTAACACCGAAAGGTGAAGAGTATTTAAAACAACATAATGAAAAAGAGTTGGCGAGAAAAATGGCCAATGGTGGAATGATGGCCAAAGGTGGTGTAATTGAGGAGGGTGATGATGTTTTTGTAAAACCCGAAAAATTGAATGCGGAAGTAGTTCGTATTACGGGGGAAAATGTTGTAGTAGAATTTTACGATAGAAGACCCGAAGGTGGTGAGAAGAGAGGAAATTATAAAATTAAAGACCTAAAGAAATTGGCCAATGGTGGTATGATGGCCGATGGTGGCAAAGTTAGATGGCAAGATGTTTATGTTGGTGACAACGCATTGGTGATAGCCGAAAACAAGATGGGTATGGTAGTGAAGCCTTATGGCCGTAGATTCCATTTGAAGTTCCCCGATGGTTCGGAAAAAACCTATTCGGCGGAAGAGTTGGAGTTTTTCAAGGATGAGGAATTTGCCAAAGGTGGTTATACCAACAAACGAAATGTACTTAGTTTGGTTGTCAAAAACCCAAATAAGAATGGGATTAAAAAATATTTGTCTATTAATCCAAAAGACTTTTTAGATGGATTGCACGAATATGCCAAAGGTGGTAAATTAACCGATGATTATACTTACATCAAGCGTAGCGAAGTTGAACACGTCATATATCGCGATAGCAATGGTAAAGAGCAATTAGATTTCAAACCCAAGAATGGATTTTGGGTAAGCAAAAAGGCACTTGTTGATGCGGGTATGAATGAAACAAAAGCCAAGTTTGATGCTAAAGAGGTTGCCAACGAATTAACTGCTTTATCCAACAAAGCGTGGGACACTTTATCAATTCAAAGCGGAAGTGAAATTTATGCCTCCGACGATTTGCAAGAGAATTTAGCCGATGAATATCGAAAAGTAGGTATTGATAAAATTTACGGACAACTTACCCAACCCGAACGCAAAAAAGTAAGCGCGGTACTTACCGATGAGAACGAGCATAGTTTGAGAAACTACCTTGCGTTACGCGGTTATAATGGCGAAGCGGAATTTAAGAATTATGCAAAAATGTACGACGAGTCATTTGCAAAATTTGGATATAGGTCAAATTGGAATCCCAAAAATGTAGATTTAAAACTTGGGTCATTTGCCAAAGGTGGTATGATGACCGATGATGAAGGAAATTCAATTAATTTAAAAGTTGGAGATAAAGTTGTTGAATACAAAAGACCAAGTTCGGATAAACCGAAAAAACAATATGGTGGTCAAGGTGAGATAATTTCAATTAATGGCGCAATGGCTAAAGTATTTTTTGATTCAACGAACTATGAAAAATTTTATCCTTTGAAAGACCTTAAAAAGATGGCTAATGGTGGAATGATGGCCAAAGGCGGGACTATTGCCGATGGAGAAAAACTACCCGAAGATATGGGTAGGTACTTTATCAAGACTAGCAAGACCAAAGTGGTGAATATGTCCGATTTGATTCCGTTGCGCAAACGTGCTACGGGTATCGCTAATGCCGAGAAAAATATGAAGATGGCTTACGATGGAGAAATGGATAAGCGTAAGCCTATCACTATCTACAAGAGCCAACGCAAGTATCGCATAATGGATGGTAACTCTACCTATGCGGTTGCAAAAGCAAACGGATGGGAAACCATTTGGGCCGAGATTGTCAAGAACCCCAATATGAAAAACGGACTTAAACGCACCGATGATATTTTTTCAAGAGCAAAATCAATTCGTAAAGAAGGAGAGGCTTGGAAAGATGCGTTACAACGTGCAAAAGCAATGAAATAATGAAACTATTTACTAAAGCCGACCAAACACTACTACAAAGCCAATGGGGTTTCGGAAGTGACCTTAAATCCCAAATGGTGTTTGTTAAAATATTCGAGCCTATGCGTAGGGTGTTTTACTATGTAGTGAACCAAGACCCGAACGACCCCGAAAAGATATTCGCGCTAGAAAAAAGCAATAAGGATGTCAAGTTGGGTTTCTTTCGCAAGAGTGCTATCGAGAATGCCAAATTACCGCCTTACGGATTGCGATTTGAACGCGATATGTATTTCAAGCCCGTTTCCGCCCAAGAGTTGTTGGACGGCTTGATAGAGGGTAAGTATTACGCTAAGGGCGGTGAAATCGTTGTGGACATAAACGAAAAGGTGTACGACAAAGGAAATTACAAAGCAATATTCGGTGACTTCGATAAGGATGGTGTTCCTAACGTAGATGACCCAAACCCGTATAGAAGCGGGGATGAAAAGTCAATCGAGCAAGTTAGGTTTAGCAAAGTTTTCGCCAAGGTGTTAGACACCAAGATGCAAATGGATAGGCCAATGTATGACATTGTTGAAAAACTAAAAACAATAGCGCCCAAGGGTTCTAAAATTATCGCTAGGACAAAAACACCTTTTAGCATATTGAATAAGTTGGTCAACAAAAAAATGAATAACATCGAGCCTAGTATAGCGGGTGACGTGGATGGTTTGACCGACCTAGTGGGAACTACAATCCTAGTAAGCAATTTCCGTTCACTTGACTCTTTGAAGAACAAAATTCTCAAAGGCGCAATAGGGCAAATATTGGAGTTCAAAGATTATTACGCACATCCAAAAGCGGGGTATATGGCTTACCACTTTATTACTCTTTTCGAGGGCGTGGCGATAGAAGTTCAAATTAAGACCAAGCGTATGAAACTTTTGAACCAAGCGTCACACTTTGCCTACAAGGAAGAAACATTGGATGCAAAGAAGTTGTTGTACTACTCTCAAGTGATGGATAGAGCCGATAAAGGTGATAGAGAAGCCATTCAAGAAGCGAACGATATATTAAGGGATAGGGACAAACTTGCGTATGATTTTTTCATAAACAAGGCGGAGTATAACCCAAAGAAGCATATTTTTGAAGATTAATTATAAAAAAAGACAATATGAAACGGATTAACGAAACATTGGCTAAAATCGGGTGTGGCATCACCGATTTGCCCGAACAAATTCAAGAGCGCATCACTTCAATTGAAAAATTGAAAGTGCAAATTGACGAAGCACAAAAAGAGTATGACGAAAACCCAACCGAAGAGGTGAAAGCCAAATTGGATGATGTTTCCGATTACTACGAAGATTACATTCTAGAAACGTGCGAAACCATTGAAGAGTGGAACGAATGGATGATTACTAAAAAGGAAGAAGCCAAAGCGAAAGCAAAAGCCGATGCCGAGCGTAAACAAGCACCCGCACCCGCACCCGTGGTTACCCCCGTCCCCGAACCCGTTAAGAAAAAAGGAATCGGATTGGGTGGAATCATTATTGGAGTAGCGGTACTTGCCATCACCTTGGGGGCGGTAAATGTAATGAAAGATAAATAATGGAAGTAACGGCTAATCAAGTATATCACATTTTTGACCCGCAACCTATAAGGTTGTTGGATGTGGTATTTGTTGGCCCACTTATGATTTATGCGGGTGTGGAAGGAAACTTTCACCCCACAATAAAATTATCACTTATTGTCGTTGGATTTGCAACAATATATTACAACGGAGTCAATTATCACAAGAACTACAATGGCATATAGGATAACAAATTATACAAAGGCTCAAGCCAAGAAACTCGGAGTTAGTGTTCGAGCATCGTCGGTTAAAGGCAAGAAAATAGATGTTGTCAAGGACGGCAAAAAAGTAGCATCCGTTGGTGCAATTGGGTACAACGACTTTCCAACTTTTAAGCGATTAGAAGAAAGAGGTCAAGTACCCAAAGGAACGGCGGATAAGCGAAGAGCATTGTATAAAAATAGACACGACAAAGACCGAAAAAAGGTTGGTAGTCGTGGTTATTATGCTGACAAATTGCTTTGGTAAACAAACAAGAATATGAATTTTAGCAACGATAAAATTGGAAAAGCCGTCAAGTTAAAAGGGTATGCCTTTTTCGAGGACGGAGAATTTAATGTTAACATCGTCGGTGTACGCAATAGCGCAACGGGTAAAAGAGTGACTAACGCATTCGACGATTGGATGACTTTGAGTTACAAAAAAGACGGAGTATGGAAATACCACGAGTGGCCTTGTACGACGGACAATGGCGCGGGTACGGCCCGTGTTGTAGAAGGTCAATATCGCGGTTCTCATATCATTCGTAAACATCAAGGAAAGTACGACGCGGTGTGCCAAGATAGGCCCATCAAAGTTTATCGCGACTATGTAGCGGACGGAGTCTATGATGAATCAAAAATTCAAGAGGGTGTATTCGGTATCAACATTCACAAAGCGGGTGCGGATAGCATTCAAGTAAATGATTGGTCACACGGATGCCAAGTGTTCAAGCGTGAAAAGGACTTTAACGAGTTCTTGGAAATTTGCAAAAAAGCGATGGCAATTCACGGAAACCGATTTACCTATACTTTGATTAATAGCAATGACATCGCTATCGCCAACCCACCTATGGTATGACCACAAATCAAAAAACCATAGCACTTGTATCGTTCGTCATTTTGGTGGCGGGTGGTTTTGCATATTTTTATTTTCGTAAAGTATCAGTTCCATTGGAGGGCGTGGATAAAAAGGACATTGAGGAATTAAAACAAATTAGAATGGTATGAGTTACGACATAAAAATTCCCGCAATTAATAAAGAACATAAAGTTCCTAGCAATCAGCCCTCGTGGAAAGACCAAGCCATTTCCATAGTGAAAAAATACAAAGGTTTGTATGGTAAGCAATTTCAAGATGCTAGTAACTTAACGGGTATTCCCGTGTGGATGTTAGTAGGATTTGCTAGTGTTGAAGGTATGGGTGCAAAGAATGAAACTTTGACAAACGCAACGCCATCAATTATGCAAATGAATCCACGAACCGCGTGGCAAACAATGAAAGACCAACTTGCTAAAACAAGCGTTACGATTGGAGATTTTTATCCTTTGTATTCCTTGTTACCTACTATTTTTGTGGTTAAAAGAGCAATACCAAAGAATTTTTGGGATAGTTCTAATATTAATGTTCGTCAAAATTCGGCTCAAAGTTATCTAGATATAAAGCCCGAAGAAACATCAATTGCATTGATAAGGGCTAAAATGTTGAGCGATGTGTATTTTGCAATCTTATTAGGTGGAACGCACTTAGCGCAGTTGGGCGCAAAAACAATTAAAGAATCGGGTAAGTTTAGATTAGACCATATCATCATTCAATATAATGCGGGTACGGGTAGATTTAAAAGTGCGGTGACGAATAGGAATTTAATTAACGCAGATACTACAAGCCTAGTCAATCAATTAGGTATTCCCGTTAGTGAAGCCTACATTATCAAACTAATGGGTACAAATGGCTTTCTAGACGTACAAAAAAAACAATTAGCATAATATGACCGCCGTAAAAAAACCATCAACAAATCCACTGCCAATTTCGTTTGAACAATTCCGCAAGAACCCCGTAGCGGGCGTGGCGTTTCTCGCATTAGTGGGCGTATCTTATTTGTACTATGATGTAAAATCAAGTTATACGGAACAACTTGAAAATAGCAACAAAAAAATAGATGCGTTGGATTTGAAAATTGACAAATTAGGGTATGCTTTGAAAAAGTCGGATTCCGCCCTTTCAAGTGCAATTACCGAACTTCGTATCATTAACACAATGAAAAAATTATGAAACACATTCTATTAGTATTCGTTACAATATTGTTGTGTATTGAAATATTTACCCCGTTGCGCGCGGTAAATCAACCGCCCGTGGATGAAATTGAAACAATGCTTAAAAAAGTAGAGGGTAACTTGAAAATGGCTTCCGCCGTAACATCAGTGGCTAAAGCACAAGGAGAGGCACTTGTAGAAAGTAAAATTGAAGAGAAAAAAGAACTACAAGAAACTTTAGCGAAAGCCACCGATGAGTTGAAAGTCGCCACCGAAAAGGTAGAGGTATTTTCAACCCGTATGGCGGAGGTTGGCTTAGATACATCAACAACAAGTGATGTGGCTAGGTTAAGTGGCCCACTATATGAAGAATGGTTAGCATACAAAAAGAACGGCGGAGAGTCGGATTTTGAGTACTATCGCCTATATAAAAAGTAATTGTATATTTGTAATTATGACTACTAATCAAAAAATATTAATGTACACGGGAATTACCGCCGTCGTGCTATTCGTCGGATATAAATTATTGAAGAAACCCAACGCAAATGTTGTGGACGATAGACCCCGCAAACCCGATGGAACGCTTGTAGAAGAAATTCCGCAATCTTTGATTGACCAAGGTTTAGCGAAGGCTAACGAGAGGTTGCAAACGAAAAAGGCAAAGTACGAAGCCTTATGGAAAAAGTCGGGTAGCAAACTTTCTTTCAAAGAGTGGTATATCGAAAACGCGGATTAAAAAAAGAACTATGAAATTTCTAGAACTACTAACCAAATACTCAACCCCCATTATAGCATTCTTAACATTGTTTTTGGGGTTTGCAATCCTATTCTCAATTATATTTTGGGATTTCCCAAGTGACCAAAAAGACATCTATTATTCCATTAGTGGAGGCGTAGTGTCAATCATAATTATGATTGTGTCTTACTATTTTGGCGCAAGTAAAACCGACACCCCTAACACGGATAAATAATATGCCATACAAAGTAAAAGTTGGAAAGACCGATATGTTTGATGAAACATTCAAAACGGAAGGTGAAGCAAAGACCGCCAAGTATTATGCAATACTAGGGGCTAAGACAAACCGAAGTGCATTCAAGACTATGGATGCGAAAATTGTGAAAGTAGCAAAAACTAAAAAGAAATAATATGGAAACTAACGGAAAATTTAATTTGCCAATGGCATTACTCGGCGTTGCGTTGAGTTTAGGTGCAATCTACGTTACCTTTTATGTAGCGGGAAAAGCGTGGAAGAAGTCTTAAATGCACAAGATATTCCAAGACATATCGAACGCATCGGAAGGTAGATATTCCAATGGCTTACTCTATGCGGGTGCGGTAGGACTTATATTGTCCGATATTATACCGACCCCCGCCGACGCACTTTACTTTCATAGCGAAAAGCGATTGAGGGATAAGTGGAAAGCGGGAGAGATAACATCCAAGCAATATTGGGAGAGAACATCAATGGCCTACTACTTATACAACCCTATTTGGTGGACGTTGGTACTAGGTGCGATGTACTACACTAAAGGCGATGTGAAGCAAAAAGCAAAAGTTGGTGTCGCTATAATTGGTGTTGGTGCGGTGATAGGAGTTATCTATCGGAACTACACACTAGACATCAAAGGAATCAAAAGAGAAATTATCGCCGAAAACGAACCCAAGGTAAACTTTGAGGGTAACAAAAAACCCGTAAAGCCTAATCAATATCGTGGAGTTTTTCGTAGAGGCAACACAATCAAATTCGTAGCATAATGGAAGCACAAGCACAAGCACAACCGACGGGTCAAGCACCCGCACAATCAAGCGGAATGGGAGAGGCGGTTAACGCATCCACTATCGCATCACCTATGAATGTAGTTTCACCCGTACCAAACGCCAATGAAATGGCAAGTGGTGGAGAAACCGCGCCCGAAACAAACAATGATGCAAGTCACGATTTTGGCCAATGGGTAGCAATAGGCATTATTGGATTGACGATTGTTTCGTTGGTGATGAATATTTATTACAACCGAAAGGCTATGCTCAAGTTGGATAAAGATGATGCCGACGCAAGAAGGGACATCAACGAATTGAAGTTGAACCTCAAAAAGCAAATGGGCGACAAGTATGAGTCCTTGGCTTAATAACGTAACTTACGGAAACCCCGTCGATGAAATTTTGCCGTACCTTAAAGCGGGTGCTTACGAATCCGTATACGAGCAACTCAAAGACAATCCATTTCCACCCAACGATAGCGAAGCCACGCAAGATGAATTGCGGGAGTTAATTGCTTATCAAAATTTACCCGAACAAAAAGATGAAAAAATCATTTCACGTTATATGGGGTATAACCAAGATTTAGTCACAATTTTCAAAAAATATGTGACGGACAAGATTGGTGAAAACCTAGATAGCGAAATAGATGGATTGATTGAAGATTCAAAGTTTTTATTAATGAAGTTGAAGTTCTTTTACCAAAGACCTCGCCCATATCAAGTGGCTCAATATTACAAGGCGAAGTTGTTTCCGTTTAAGAGTGGAAGCGCGATTAGTCCGTCTTATCCAAGTGGACATTCTTTTCAAGCGCGATTACTCACGGAATTAATTGGTAACAAGTACCCCGAACATTATGAGTTCCTTAAAAGTTTGACACACGATATTTCAATGAGTAGAATGTTTTTAGGATTACACTTTGCAAGCGATATTGATTTTGCGGTGTATTGCGCGAAAGCGGTTGCTCAATCGAAAGAATTTACGAGCAAATATGGAATATGAATTTGGAGTGACCCCAATGGGGAAACCTAGAATGACCCAACGGGATAAGTGGCTTAATCCACCTAGAGTTCCCATTACCAAGTATCGTTTAGTGAAGCAAGGAATCGAGGCTTATGCTTTGATGCACAAATTTGTTTTGAAAGACGAAGTAAATGTTATATTTGTAATGCCAATGCCGAGTTCTTGGTCAAACAAAAAGCGTTTGACGATGAATGGAAAGCCACATCAAGTAAAACCCGACATAGACAATATGTTAAAAGCGGTGTTTGACGTGTTGTGTCCGCAAGGCGACCAATCGATTCACTCCGTAGTGGCAAAAAAAATATGGGGCGAAGAGGGAAAAATAATTTTTATTGACGATGACAACGAGCAAAAATCGGGAGATTGAAAATCTATTTAGCGCAATTAGTGACACCCTTGCCGAAGTAGGCTTGGTTCAAACTATATCAATCCTTAAAAAAGGAAGCCAAGGAGTCTTATGGAAAAGTGATTTAGCCGTGGCTGCGAAAGCCGTTTGCGAAGCCTACGACATACCGACCGAAGTACTTTTTGGTAAAAGCCGAAAATACCCTCGCAAGTATGCGTTCGCGTGTTGGGTTTACATATCCTACATTGACTTGAATTATGGGTTGTCGGATTTAAGTGCCTACACTCACGCTTCGATGTCTACCATATCTAAGGCGAAACAACTCATTGAAGATTACCCGAACGAAACTACTTTTGACAAAAAGATTCACGAAAAACTTATGTTTAGTAGAACCAATTTGAACAAGCACCTAGAAAAAATTCCCGAAAATATTCAATCTTAAAAAATACATATATGGACAATACAATATCCTTTGACAACCAACCCGCGTTGGATGCGGACTACAATCCGTTACAAGAGAATGTAAAGCAAAGACCTTACACAAGACCTAATGTAGAAGTTACCGATGCTACACCAATAGCCGAACCCGTGTTCACACCCCCATCGTTTGATGAATTACAAAATGGGTTTGAGGCGGATATGAATGGTAGTGGTGCAAAGACGGACGATAGGACGGCTTGGGGTTTGAACGATGATGATGTTTCAAGCGCGAACCCGTATGTAGAGAATTTGGATAAGAAAGACCAACGCGCAGCCTCCGCTGCGTTAACCGATGCCGTGCTTGATGGCTACTCGCAACTAAACGGATTCGGAAACAAGTTGGTTCAATTCGACCCCGCTAAGTTTGAAGAAATGATGCGTAAAGGGGAAATTGACCCCAACATCGCGTTGCCCGTTAATGGCCAAGAAATAGGGATTCTTGATTACATCAATGAGTACAATTCGCAAACGGCGGAAGTAATTAGCGTTTCCCAAGAATTTAAGGACAAAGTTCGTCCCGTAATGATTCGGGTAATGATGAAGCGCGGTATCGGTATGACCGATGAGCAATTACTCGCTTACTATTTCGGTGTCGATATGTTAACCAAGGGTGCTATGATTTACGGATTGCGTAAACAAAACGCCTCGTTGATTGAAACACTTAAAGAAATGAGTAGCGGTTATACCCGACCAAGTACTCCCCCGCCCGCGCGTGAAAGTCAACCCACCCAACCTACATACGAAGAACCCGCGCCACAACCCCGTCAAGAAGCGAAGTCCGAGCGTCAATATGTAGAACCCGAAGAGGTGCAAGTGATTAAAGAAGAACCCGTACAAGATGCGGTAGTCGTTGATGAGTCAATTAGAAAAGCCCGTCAAAGACGACCCGCGCCACAATTCGGCGATACCGCTATTTTGTCGCAAATGGAAGATATTGCAAGTGGTAAAGTCAAAGGCGCACGAGGACGGAGGAAGAAAGAATGAGAGAACCGCTATTAGGGGTTGCGGTTGGCCGTAAGGGCGTGGGCAAGTCTTGGACTACCGACAAACTTATTGCCAATTATGTGTCGGGAAACCCCGCTAGTGGTATCTTAGGGCGTAAAGCGTTAATACTAGATGTTAACGATGAATATACCCACATTAAGGGTATAGCAATTAAAGACTTGATTCGTTTTTCCGTACACCCAATGGTGGAGGCTAGAAGGGTGCGACCTTTTCATCCTAACGGAAAAAAGATGACTTTGGATGACCTCGCCACTACGTTAAATATAATTCTAGACACATTTAGTGGTGGGTTGTTATTGATTGAAGATATTAACCGATTTGTAAGCGATATGATGCCTCAAGATTTAATGGGTGCTATCGCAACAAACCGACATAGGGATTTGGACATTATTCTCCACTATCAAGGTATTGGTCGTATAGGGCCGAAGGTGTGGCAAAACATCAATTGGTTGCGTTTCCATAAAATTACGGAAAGTTCCAAAAGACACCAACGTAAATATGAAGACAAATATGAGTTAATTCGTATTACCGAAATAATGGTCGACACTCAATATTTTGGTGGCAATGAAAGATTCTACCAATATGTAGATTGTGAGAATATGAAGTTGCAAGGAAAGGTGGATGATAAAATGTTTAGCGACGCTTGTAAAGCGTATTTGAATGAGAATTATCGACGAACTATTACTCCAATGTTACAATTACGCGGTGTTGGTGGTAAAAAGCAATATACACACGATTCCGCAATCACTCACGAGTTGGGTAGATTGAAGAAAATGTACTTAAAATAAAAGTACTTACACCCTATATTCTCATAGGGATAACTATGTTAAGTGAAATTAAATTACATAGTTTCATTTTCGTTTATTGATTTCCGATACCATTACTACTAATTTATAGTAAATAAATTTGCTATCGACTTGCGAATGGTCTGTGCTATTTAATGCAAGGAAAAAGAACAATAAAATGAAAACCGAATTAATCAAAGGAATTTTGTACGGAGTTACAATTACTATCGTGGGTGTGTTAGTCGCCAATCAAATTCAAAAGGCAATCGACAAAGCCCGTGTATCTACACCAAATCCATAATTTTCACAAACACAACTAAAAACTAAAAAATAAAACTATGAGTATTCGCAAGTATCTCGCAGACGCACAAAGAAGTGCGCACGAGGGTTTCGTAAATGCCGACGGGTTCTTTGACGATGATTTGTCATTCACCGCAGGCGAAGATTTTATGTCCGCTAATGGCGGTGATGGGGCAATGAGTCCTATGGCCCCAACTTCTCAACCTTACATCATCACTGTAACCAACACGGGTTCGGCGGTAAGTAACTTTGACATCCTTGGTTCTTATGAGTATATCAACTCGGCTAACTTTAACTCAAGTGGTAATTACGTAACGGGTGCTTTGACGATTTCGTCTTCTATCCCTAACGTAACTTACCAACAAGCGTTAAACCAATTTATGATTCAACCTTTTAGCGTAGGTTTGACTTATATTCAGTCTTCTTCACAGACTCAATTGTTGCAAACTTTAAGCGTTCAAACTAAAGACGCGAATGGTAATTTGGCTCAAAAGCCCCTCATCCCAACAATCGATCCGTACCAGCAACAGACGGGCGTTTTAGCGATGCGGTATGGGTATAGAATTGATGGTTACACAAAAATTATCATCAACTCTATCTTGGCTTCTACCACTGTTAACTTCTACTTGTACCCAAGTGATAACATCAACTTGAGTCGTGGATTAGCGGGTAAGGCGGTATCTCGTGACTTCGCTTCCCCTGGAATCGTGCGTTCACAGCCCGTTAAATTGGTAGGTTAATCCAACCAACTTTTAAATCCAAAAAAGGGTGGGTGTATTTCGCCCACCCTTTTTTTATTAAAACCGAAAAAAGAAACAATGAATTTTTACGAATATATCGCAAAGACCAACCCTAGCGGGTCTAAAAAGGTCATCAACGAGTTCGGCTATCGTGTCGTAGATGGTAGACGAATGGGCGAAAATCTTCGTATGTTGGTAGCACAAGAAGGCGAACCCGCATTACGAGCAATTGCCGAAATGCACCCCGATAAAGAATTACTACTAGAAGTATTCGCACCCAAGGATGGGGAATGCGGATGCAAAAAGAAAGGTGAGTCGTTTATGGGCGCGGATGGAGTTCTTTCAAGTGCCGTTTTGAGTAACAATCAACAGCAACAAGTGCAAAGCGATAGTACGAAACTCGCTATGCAAACGAATGCAATGTTAATCGCGGCGACGATAATTATCGCCGCAGCAATAATCGTAAATAAGAAATGACAAACAATATAGCACCGAATGATGTCTATGCAATTACGGCATTGACTATTGATAGCCGTCCCAACGATGTGGTGGCTATTATTCGTAAACACGGGGTAATGTTACCAAACAACCCAAGCACTAAGCAAATTGAAACCGCATTTGGTTCTTTATTGACAAAGAGTGAAGGATTCCGTAAAGACTTTGGGGTTTTGGCTTCGGAGGTTGCAAGTGAGGGGTATTCCAATCTTGTTGATGATTTGCCATCGGGTAAGGGAATTGCGACTACGCCATCGAACCAATTGACATTAAATAATATCCCAACGAACATCACTTCTACGGGGCGTGCTTCTACCACGGGTGATGAGGGACGTACAAGAGGGAGATTCGGTTCGTTTTTATCAAGCGTATTCACCGCCGACACAATTCAAAACTTGATTAACACGGGTTTGAATGTATGGTCGGTCAAGCAAACGGGTCAACCCGCTAACTTGGTGAGTGGCGACTTGAATACGGGTCGTGACCAATTGAACCAACCACCACCAACTAAAGGTACGAGTACCACAACGATGGTATTAATCGGTGTGGGTGCGCTTGTATTAATTGGTGTTGCCGTTTACTTCTATAAAAAGAAATAATGAGTCAGAGAGCGGGTCAAGGTGAGTTCGTAAATTCAATAGATATAATTGAAGCCTTGAAAAATAAAAATCCATCGCCACGCAATAGTATGAAAGCGCGGTTACTCAAAGATTTTGGAACTAAAGGAATGCTTGGTGGTTTTGGTGGTTCTAAAGGCGATATTATCGATGTCGATGTACTCGATGGGGGCAATAAAGTCTATACCTTTAACACAAGTACGGGAAAAAAAGATTTGGCATTAACTATTGGTACGGATGTGGAATTGATTTTAGATGAACCTAAAAAAGAAATAGTGACCAAAGAACAAAAAGGCGGTGTGTTGTTTTATGGCGCACTTGCCGTATTGGGTTACATCGTATATAGAGTTTTAACAACAAAATAATGAGCGAGTTCCAAGATGCACTAGACAATGTCAAGACTTTAAAAAGTCAAGACACGCACGACACTTTCATCCAAAAGAGTAGGTCTACTATTAAAGGTAGCGCGGTTGGATTGATAGTGGGTTTAATGTATGGTTGGTATGCAAAAAAGAACCTTTATGTAAGTGGCATTTTGGGTGCTATTGGTGGGGGTGCGGTAAACTATTTTATATTTCAAAGAAATTGATATGACTATTAAAAAAGAGTATATGATTGGCGGATTAGTATTGGTGGGTATCGCCATATACTTAATTTCCCAAAAGGATGGTGTGCTATCAAGCGCAACTATTAACGGCGATACATCGTTTAGCGATTTTTCGGGTGAAGATGATTCATACGCGGATATGGCGGATGCGAATGTATTTCCAACAACAAGAACATTGAACTTAAACAATCTAACAAAATAAAACTATGAACAAAACCACTAAAACTGTATTGACCCTTGCCGTTGTTGCGGGTGTACTTTACTTCGTTTTCAAGAAGCCGAAAACCGACGCTTAATTGAACGAAAAGCCGTGAATTAGGGTGGGTTTCGACCCATCCTAATTTTTCATTAAAAAACACTAATTTTGAAAAGATGACAAATAATAATTTATTGATGTATGGTGCGGTTGCCGTTGGTGCAATCTACTTGTATAATCGCTATACTAAAAAAGAAAAACCACTAGGTGAAGAGCCACAAGGCGGTGGCGGTGGTGGTGGCGGAGGATTTTTCCCTCCTATGCCTCCAACTCCAAACCCTAATTTAGTCATTCAAGATATACCACGTGGCGGTATTGTGACACCAACTACTCCAACGAATCCCGTTGTTTTATCGGGTTTGGGTGGTGCAAAGCCCGTTGTAACGGCTAGTACTTCATCCACGGGTGTAGGTGCTACTACGAATGCACCCTCTAACACGGGTATCACGGGTATTGGTACTCCTACATCAAGTACAACTACGCAAGGTGGAAATATATTCAAGCCTTTTGATGGTTACAATTTCAATGGTGGTTTGAGTTTAGACCAAATCCGTCGTTCTTGGAATCGTCCTTAATAAAATGAGTATGGTAAGTGCAAATCGTCTATGGAAACAAAGTGGCTCTAATTTGCCATTTAAAGATTGGTTGGAACGCGAAAAAGCCAAGGGAGAGTTTATTCCTAACATCCAAGCGCAAGAAGAATACAACAACGCGGATGGTGACAACACCACCAACGGGGATTCTAGCGACTTCTTTAAGGACAAACTACAAACGGGTAGCATTTTCGGTAAGAACCTATTAATCATTGGCGCATTAGCAATTGGCGTTTATTTTATTTACAAGACATACAAAAAAAATGCTTAAAAAGAAGGACATAGTGACCCTATTAGCCGTAACGGCCGTTTTGATAGTTATCTATTCAAATAGGGGAACTTTGAACCCTAGTAAAGCACCCTTGGATGCCGATAAAGGAACGGACGATGCAATTACCCGCGCATTGAACAAATTAAAAGTTGGTGGTGTGGATGTTAAAGAAACACCCGAAGAGGTAAAACAAGCCGTATGAAATACAAAGTAACCACGGACTATGCCCCCCTCACACTTTTAGTGAAAATCACTACGCCAAAAGCGGAGAAGATTCATTTGCGGGTATATGATGCCTCAAACCCCGAACGTAAATTTACCGAAAGGTGGAAAACCATTACGGGCGAAGAAACTTTTCATATTCGTATGCCACTTACACCCGAAATTGCGGTTGTAGAGGCTTATAGCGATAGAATGGGGCAAGGTGTAAAGAAAGATGCGGAAACGTCTTTTAGCATAACCTCCGTGTCTAAAGCACCACTAGAGCGAAGGATTGACCTTGGCGATATTGGAAATGCACAAATAAGAAATTTCGTTGACTTTGCTCAAAAGTTTTGTTTCAATGCGGGTACACTTGCAACGGACACAACGTATCAAAGTGACGATGGCAATTATTTTATCAACTACGTGAAAAACATCGTTGGTAACAATGGCCAAATATTAACCACCCCCGCCCGTATCGGACGGAAGAGTGGAATGATTCAAGTAGCAAAAACTTCGTTTGACAAATTCACTATCCCTATGCGGATGGCAATTTTATTACACGAGTTCTCGCATTTTTACTTGAACGAGAAAATTGATGATGAAATGGAAGCGGACTTGAACGGCTTATTGATTTACCTAGGACTTGGTTATCCAAGGATTGAGGCTTATCAAGCGTTCCTAGAAACTTTCAAAGAGAAACCAACCCAACAAAACAAAGCGCGTTACGACTTGATTAACAAGTTTATAAACGACTTTGAAAAAATGAACATCGTAATACAATAACAATGGCGGTAACAACTTGGAATATAGCACCCGACTACGACCAATGGGGTAGTGACACTTGGTGGAAATGTGACGAATGGATAGCGTGGCACAAACGCTTGAAAGAACATTTTGGCTCGGAAAGGGCTAAACTTATTTTTAACTATGCTTACGCCCAAGGTTCGGAATTTTCGGGTCATCGTGATTGTAGAACTTTCAATAGTGCATTTCGTAAATACGCGAGAGAAGAAGGTTTAGACACTTACGCGAGTGTTACGATTCCTATTTTACCACAAATATTGAATCTTACGGGTAGTGGTCTTGAATTGCTTGATGACACATCAAATGTTGTATCGGGTATTGGTGAGAGTATTGGGAGTATATTCGGTGGCAATGGCAAAACATTGAAAGTAATTATTTTTGGCGCATTGGGTTTGTCGGTTGGATATTTAATGTATCGTGGTTATAAATTGGTAAACAAATGAACGAGAATACAAAAACAATATTGACTTATGTTTCGCTTGGATTAGTAGTAGGTATTGGCGGTGCGGTTTTGTATCGTAGATATAAAATCAAAAAAGGACAATATCAATCAAACGCAAGTACTAACAAGTTGGATGCGGAAATGGAAGCGTTGTTCAAAAAAATTGAGGAGGTTAAAAAATGAAAATCAATAAGAAGTACATATACCCTTTAATCGCCGTCGCTATTGCGGGTGGCATTTTTTTGTTGGTGACTAAAAAGAAACCCAAAAGTGGTGGCAATGGTAGTACACCGCCCGAACCCCCACAAGATGCTAGTGAAATTAGTGCGGAACAAAAGAAAATTGATGCGCCTTTAAACACAATATTGGCTAATAAAAATGCCAATGTGCTTATCAAAAACAAAAAGATATTGTCTAAAATTCCAAATGCAAAGGGTAGATATTCACCTTATGTGAATGATGGTTTTGTAGAGAACATATATGCGAGTGTGGCCAATGCAAATACATTGATAGGTACGGCGGTTGGTGCGGTGAACGATAAGGGTTCAACAATCAATCCAAGTACAAATAGACCTTTTGTATGGGTGCAAGTTAAATTGTCAAAAGCGGTGTTTGACGCGTTTCAAGAACAAAGAAGTTTTTACGAACGCGCCGATGAAACCGCATATTTTAGAGAGGACGTAATCAAATTATAATATGAAAATTGATAAAAACATAAAATACGCTTTGTATTTCGGTGGTGCATTACTTGCAACTTATGTAGTAATAAAACTAGTACAAAATGCCAAAGGTGGTGATGGTGATGCCGATGCTACACCCACGCCCGAAACACCAACTACACCTAAAAAGATGGGATTAACCCCATTACAAATCAAACAAGAAGAGTTACAATCTTTGTTGGGTTTTGTAGGGGCGGACGTTGACCACATTATTGGGAAAAACACCATTTCGGCTTATAACAAGTTGAACTTGGGATTGGGAATTACCCTTTCTCAAACTACGCCTATATCCGATTTGCAAAAAATCATCGACACTATCGTTGCCAAAAATAGAAGCGCAAAAGCAAATGCAACGGGAACGGCTTTAAGACAACGCTCGGCGGATATGGTACAAGCGTGGTCAAAGAACCCAACGGGTGTTTTGAGTGCATTGAGAACAACTAAATTGATTTTGGTGAACTTGGATAAGACAACGAACAAATACGTTGCCACGGCTCAAGCATACACTTATAGCCCTAGCGATAAATTCACTAGAGCGCAGTTGGGTGTACTTAGCCAAGCGGTAGGTTTTAACCAACCTTGGTATATCGTATTCAAGAATAGTAACGGAACAACATTGTTAGCAAATCCAAACGATTGGATTATTAAATAAAAACGAAATGGAAATAGATGTATTTTACCAAAACGACGATATGGCCTTTGGCTTTACGGGTGACGAAAAGCCAATGAATGACGATTATGCGTTCGCAAAAAACGCGATTGACGGATTCGTTGATGTAGACTATTCGTATGCTAATGGTGGGCCATTTAAACAAAGCGGATTCAACGATGTAAGCGATAGCGTTAATGCTACGGGTCGTGAAGGAGAAGTTGAAAAGTGGTGGCCATTAACGGATGCCGATAAAAAGGATTGCAAAGTCTTGGAGGGTAAAATGACCGCATTGCAACGCACGATTGCCACCGAAGAAAAGAATATGAGTACTTATAAGGCGGGTGATAAGCGTGTTAAGCAAGAATACTTGAACCTTTATAAGAAGCGTTTGGATTTTTTTAAGACGGCTTACGATAATGCGGGTTGCGAACTTGCAAAGACGGAAGCGGAAAACAAAGAGTTCGATAAGTTATTGAGCCAAGTAACGGGTTCAACCGATAATTCTAAAACGGGTACATACGTCCTTGTTATTGGCGGTGTGTTGGTTTTGGGTATCGTAGGATTCCTAATGTATAGAAAGTTTAAAAAATAAGATGATGAAATTGACTTGGACAAATACGGAGTGGGACAACTTTAGTGGTGTCGCCTCACAAGATAACTTATTGATGCTTAATGCGGGTAATGACTTTTTAAACGCCACGGGTGACAATACAATGTTGGACGACAAGGAAATCAAACGTAGGATTAATAATTTGAATCCGTTGGCTAAAAAAGATACTAAATGGAACATAGTTACCGACCCTACCCAAACTCAAATTAATGGTGCAAAAGACTATTATAACGGGATATTAAAGTATGATGCAAAAACGTCTTTGGATGTTTTAAATTCATTGTTGGAAAAAGCCAACTACGAAAAAGTACAATGGCAAAACCAAGAAAATACGGGTAAAGACGGAATACGATATGCTAACTCGACCGATAAAAGTGAAATTAGCACCATTCAAAGCGCGGGTAAGGCTAAAGCGAATATAAAAGCATTGACCGATTATATCATTCCCAATTTAGAAAAGGCTATTGCCCAAGCGGTTGCTCTTAAAGAAAAGGCCGATGCGTTAAAAGCGAAAGCCGAAGCGGATGCTAAAGCAAAAGCGGAAGCGGATGCTAAAGCAAAAGAAGAGGCGGATGCAAAAGCAAAAATGAAAGGTTTAACCGACCAATTGCTTACCGCTAAAACGCCCGAAGATAGAGCGCGTATTCAAGCGGAAATTGATGCGTTGGCGGGTAATGTGGCAAAAACAACGGGAACGTCTAAATTAGTTATTTATGCGGTTGCGGGACTTGCTATCATTGGAGTTGCTTATATGTTGTTAAAAAGAAAAGCGTAATGACACAAGATTTTGAAGCATTTTTTGCAAACACGGGTGTTGACGAAGCGAAATTCGCCAACGATGTAGCCACGGCCAAAACTTTCGGAATGAAGTTTGAAGAAACTTTTAAGCCCGAAATTTCTAGTCGAATTGAAGAAATCAAACAACGCTCGGAAAGGCTTAACGCCAAAGAACCCGTTGTGTTAGGATTGCCAAATGGTTTTCTTTACACCCTAATCGGAACGGCTATTGTTTATTTTGCTTGGAAACTAATTTTAGACTAATGAAAGCGGACAAAGTATTACTAGTAGTCGGTGCGGGACTTGCGGGTGCTACAATCGTGCGATATATCTATCGTAACGTGTTACTAGCAAACCAATGGGATTATAGCGTTGATGGGTTTGTATTGACCCAAATAGTTCCCCAAGCGCAAGGTATCGTATATCTTACATTCATCAATAAGAGTAACTTTAAAGCGGTTATCAAAGACATTGATGTAAAGGTGTTCACCAACAATGCGCAAATCGGTTCTATTACCGAACCCAATGAAACCACTATCGAACCAAACGGCAAGTCAAGGGTTAAATTAACTTTATCTTTTGACCCAAAGTCGGTATTGAACAATTGGCGTTCTTTAATAGCAAGTGCATTGACTACCAAGGATGTTCCTTTAGATTTTGTTGGTACGTTCAAGGTTAAGACGTTATTCGGATTCACCGCTATTCCTATTCGTTTTTCAACAACGGGAAAAGAGTTGAAGTCGCTTTACGATACTTATTATTAAGAGTTTATATTTGTAGTAAATATTTAAAAATATAAGATATGTTAGGAGAAATGTTTGGAGGTAAGATTGCAAATGACTTTGTTAAAGGCATCAAGTCAATTGCAAAAACCCACGAAGTAGAGTACACAAATGTTCAAATCCGTTTGACCTTTAGTGGAAATGAGGAAAGTCCAATCAAGTATGAAAAATGCTTAGAATGGCAACCAAAAGGTGAAGTCACCTACAAGCGCATAATGAATATCAATATGGACTTGTTGGGGCAAGAGAATATGGTTACTCCGATTATTCTACAAAGTATGGTTAAGCAAGGCGAAGAGAATGAAATAGACCCAAGTGAATTGAGTGTCTATCTTTTTGCAAAGGATGAGAAAATAGGTGTTGCGATATTCAAAGGGTTAACTCACGTTAAAGTATGCCCTATCGCAAAACTATTTGAATAATATGCCACAAGTAACCAAATCACTATCGGGAAATATCGAGGTACTAAGTGCCAACGGGTTGTCAACTTTTGTAGACGATAACGACGGCCTACTCAAAATCAAAGATACAAATGGTATCGTTCAACCTATAACCGACTACACGGGCGGTGGGAGTGGTGGAGGTGTTGCGGGTTCATTGAGAACCTATAATTGTTTACCATTGACCTCGTCGCTAACGTGTATTAGTGATGGTTGTGGGAATATAAGCCCACTTAAATTGTCAACTTGCTTTATGACCAACTATGGTAATGGTGGCGTTACAAGTAATGTGGTTTTTGGAGATGGCGTTTTACAAGCAAATACAACGGGTAGTGAATTGAGCGCATTCGGTAATGATGCGTTGAAGTGCAATAGTACGGGTACGGCAAATAGCGCGTTTGGTAGAGGGGCATTGTTGTCTACTACAAGCGGTTCTTATAACACGGCTTTTGGTGTTGTGGCCTTAGAAAATAATACAACGGGTGCATTAAATAATGCGGTCGGAGTTTCTTCATTACGATACAATACAACGGGTAGTTTTAACAATGCTTTTGGTACTTTAGCATTAAGACAAAATACCACGGGTGATAACAACAATGCTTTTGGATTAAGTGCATTACAAAACAATGTATCGGGAACTCAAAATGTTGCGATAGGTACACAAAGTTTATTGAGTAACACAACGGGTAGCAATAATATTGGAGTAGGTACAGCGTCATTGGGTGCAAATCTTGTGGGTAGTGGTAATACCGCCGTTGGTAGGAATGCTCTTAGTAGTAATACTAATTCAAGCAATAGTGCATTTGGTTTTTGTGCTTTGACAACTAATTCAAGTGGAGGATTTAACACGGCAATAGGCACACAATCCTTATTCTCAAATACTACCGCATCTTGTAACACCGCTATGGGCTATCAAGCGGGATATTCAAACACAACCGCCGTTAACAACTCATTCTTCGGTTCTAATGCGGGTCGTACAAATACCACGGGTGGTGGGAACACCGCAATTGGTACTTGTGCCTTTAATTTGAACTCTACGGGAACGGGTAATACGGCATTGGGTTACGTAGCGTTGCAAAACAATACCAACTCGAATAACACGGGTCTTGGCTATCGCTCTCTTATTTGTAACACAAGCGGTTCTCAAAATACGGGGGTTGGTGTGGATGCTCTTTTTGGCAATACAACCGCATCGGGTAGTGTGGCCGTCGGGTATCAAGCGTTAAATTTTAATAACGCGGATTGTAATACCGCCGTAGGTTATCAAGCGGGATTTAACAATAGCACGGGAAGTATTGTTGCTTTTGGCAATAAAGCGGGATTCTCAAATTGTACGGGAATAAATAATACCGCAATAGGATTTCAATCGTTGTGTGCAAACAGCACGAACAACAATAATAGCGCAGTGGGGTATCAAGCATTATTATGCACCACTGGCGCTAATAACACCGCTTTTGGATATCAAGCAGGTTGTGGCAATACGGGAGGGGGGAGTAATGTTTTTATAGGATTACAAGCGGGGGCTACTAATATGTTGGGGGCAAGTAATTCACTTCTAGGCTATCAGACAGATACAGGCACGTTTAGCGGTAGTGTTATTTTAGGTCGAAATGCAACAGCAACAGCAAATAACCAATTTGTAGTAGGTAGTGCTGCAATAAACGCAGGTGCAGTTACGACGGAAGTCAATACCTCTTCTAAAGTATGGAACGTAGTAATTAACGGAGTAGCACAAAAGATTTTATTAGCATAAAAAAAACAAATTAACTTAGCAATATGACAAATTATACTTGGCTCGTAAACACACTTTGGACACAAACCATTGATGGTGAGCAAAACTATGTAGTAATCGCTTCTTACGATGTAACGGGCGTAGATGGTACTTACACCGCTTCTTTGGGCAATACCGCTCAATTTTCAACCGCATCCGTGTCGCCTTTCATTCCTTACGAGGACTTGACTAATGACATCGTTGTTGGATGGATTCAACAAGAGTTGGGTGAAAATGGAATCATTTCCGTTGAAGCGTGTATTCAAGGGCAAATTGATTCTCAAAAGAATCCCCCCGTTTCACCACAAGTGACCCCATTGCCTTGGGCCTAATTGCCCAACAACCGATAAGCCATAGTTATACAAAACGACTTGCCCACCTTGTTTAAGACATCGTGGGTTTTGTTGTTTATATAGTGTCTATAATATCTTTGGCAATAACGAAATTACTATTGTTTACTTTCTAACTAATTCATAACTTGCGACATCAAATGTTGCATATATGAATATTATCTTTCAAATTGATGGGGGATTGGGTAAGTGCATTATGGCTACCGCCATTTGCGAAACAATCAAAAGACATCACCCCGAAGCACGACTTATCGTCGTTAGCGGTTATCCCGAAGTGTTTATTAACAACCCTTGGGTTGATAGAACCTACGCTTTCGGCCAACAACAATACTTTTACGAAGAGTTTATCGCCAATCAAGAGGTAAAGGTTCACGCCCACAACCCTTATTTGGAAACGGCTCACATTCAACGTAGCGAACACTTGCTTAAAACTTGGGCAAAAATGTTTGGCTACCAATACAATGGCGAATACCCGCAACTTTATTTCACCAATCGTGAGAAAGAGTTCTTCGCGCAAAAGTACACGTCGGATAGGCCGATTATGGTGATTCAAACCAATGGTGGTGCGCCTAACCAAGAAACAAAGTATTCTTGGGCTAGGGATATTCCACAAGCGACGGCTCAAAAGGTAGTTGACCATTTTGCAAAAGACTATCTAGTATGTCACATTCGTAGGGACGACCAACCCGCATTGAATAATACTATTCAAGTTTCGGACAATTTCCGTTCTATGTGTGTGCTATTGATGGTGAGTAAAAAGAGGTTGTTGATTGATTCATTCGCCCAACACGCTTGTGCTTCGCTTCACCTACCATCCGTGGTATGTTGGATAGGGAATAGCGAAGGTTGTTTCGGTTTTGACACTCACGTCAACATCAAATCAAACCCTTGGACAAAGAAACCCGAATTGCGTAATGCTTACCTTGGGTTGTTCGATATTAGCGGAAATCCACTTGAAATTCCTTACACAAACGAATCTGAGATATTCGATGCGGATGTTTTAATTGAGGCCGTAGAGAAATTATAATGGAAAACGAGGTTTGGAAAGACGTTGCCATTGAGCCTTGGGGTGAATTTTACCAAGTAAGTAATTTAGGTAGGGTTCGTTCAAAACAAAGAAGGGGTGTAAAAAAATATAAAAATGGATTAGAGCAAAAGTTTCTTGTAAAATCAAAAATTTTGAAAAATAGATTTTTACTTGGTTATGACCGAGTTAATTTTTATCATAAAAACTATGGTTACAAGCATTATTTTGTACATAGAATCATATATATGACTTTTGTAGGCAATCCAATCAATAATAATATGCAAATCAATCATAAAAATGGAAACAAAAGTGATAATCGGTTGGAAAATTTAGAGTGGGTAACTCCGTCGGATAATATTTATCACGCATATAATAATGGTCTCATAAAAAAGAGATTTGGTAAAGACAACTATGCGTCAAAAAGAGTTCAACAACTATCTATTGATGGGCAATTGATACAAGAATTTGACGCAATTAACGATATAAAAAGGATTACAAAATTTGATGGTCATTATATTATTAGTGCATTAAAAGGTAGACGGGCAACCGCTTACGGATTCAAATGGAAATATATTTAAGATATGGTAGAAGAAATATTTTTTAACTCTAGCCTACCCCGAAGTGGGTCGACTTTGATTCAAAACATCCTTGCAACACGCGAGGATATGTACGCCTCCCCAACAGAAGGCCTTTTGGAGTTGTGGTATGGTGCGCGCGCCAACTACACGGAGAGTCCCGAATTTAAAGCGCAAGATTCCGAAACAATGAAACGAGCGTTTGCAAGTTTTTGTTATGAAGGTTCATTCGGGTTTTATCGTGCAATTACGGACAAGAAGTATGTAATAAGCAAAAGTAGAGGGTACGGAATTTATCGACCTTTCATCGAAACCTTTATGGAAAACCCCAAGGTCATTTGTATGGTTCGTGACCTACGCGACGTATTTAATTCGTATGAGAAAATTTATCGCCGTAGCCCCGAACGACACGATGGAATTGTTAACCACGCGCAAATGACGGGAACGACGACACCAAAACGGATTGATGTATGGGCAAATAGCCAACCTATCGGCCTCGCTATTGAACGCTTATCGGAAATCATACGCCAAGGGTACGATAGTAAAATATTGTTTGTTAAATACGAGGATTTATGTTTACATCCCGAAAATGAATTATTCCGCATTGAAGAGTACCTAGGTATTCCACACGCTAAATATGATTTTGACAATATCCCACAATTAACGAAGGAAGAGGATGGCGCGTTCGGCATAGAAGGTTTGCACACTATTAGACAAAAGGTCGAGCCGTTAATTAGCGATGCTAAACAAGTGTTGGGTCGCGATGTAACGAATTGGATTTTCGATAATTACAAATGGTTTTACGATTACTTTAGATATTCAAAATGATAACACTAGGAAACAAAGTGGTGATGGTTCGTTTCAATACGGACTATCCCGAAAATTCGCCAAAGAAATGGCGCGTATTGGTCGGAGAAGTAATCTTTGACGAAGAACTAAAAGTTGAAAGACTTCTTGAAGGTGAAGCGTATTTGGTTGACCACGTTAAATCAATTTGCGAAATGACTACTTGGAGTGGAATTGTACCGAGCGGGGCGTTCAAACACCATTTATTGCTTATGGGCGAACACTTTGATGTTAGAGAAGATGAGCAAGGGCAATTGATGGCTATCGTTGGTACTATCAAGCAAGAAGAGGCCAAAGAAGAACCTACGCCCGTAAATCCCGAACTAGAACTAGACGCGGAATGATTTTAGCGTTCATCGGACAACCTACGAGTGGCAAAACCACGTTGTGCAAAGCATTTTTCGCTTGGATTAAAACCAAGGGTAATTTCCCCGTGCGTACTCATTACATTGACGGCGACAAACTTCGTTTGATTTTCCAAAACAAAAATTACACACGCGAGGGTAGGATGCAAAACCTTACCCTTGCTTCTAATATCGCCAAATACGAAAAGTCTTTGAATGACATAGTAATAATGGCGTTGGTGTACCCATACAAAGAGGCTAGAGAGCATTTGCGGTCGTTGGGTGAACACGTTGTAACTATTTACTTGGAGTACGATAAGAACGAAAATAGAGGCCGTGAATCGTTTTGGGTAGAGGACTTTGAATCACCATTAGGCGAAGAGAATGTTTACACGATTAACACGAGTGAAAATAATGAGAGTGAAGCCTTGCAAGAGGTAATTAACATTTACAAATTACATATTAGACATATAAAAAGATGAATAAAAGATACGCATTGTTCGTAGGAAGATACCAAATGCCCCATAAGGGACATCGGTATTTGTTTGAAACTAAAATTAACCAAGGAATCCCCGTTTTGATAGCCATTCGGGATGTACCAACGGATGAAAAAAACCCATTCACCGCCGAAGAGGTGGAACGAATGCTACACAAAGAGTTTTTTGACCATTTAATTTCGGGAATGATGAAAATCATTGTTATTCCCGACATCATAGCAATATGCTATGGTAGAGAGGTTGGCTACTCAATTGAACACATTGAAGCACCCGAAGAAATTAAAGCCATTAGTGCCACCCAATTACGCAAAGAAGCGGGATTGTGAAACGCGCCATATTCAAAACAATAACCTACCGAATTTTTGGTAGTATTAGCACCTTTGCGATTACCTATCTTTTTACGGGTGAAATGCGAACTAGTGCAATTGTTGGGGTTTCCGAATTGCTATGGAAACCCATTTTATACTTAGCACACGAACTCGTTTGGGAAAAACTACCCGAAAAACGATAGTATTGTTTAATCAATAGAATAGTATATTTTTGCAATGACCTTATGTTATTGCTTAGTAGAACTATGTCTATTCAAAAAGAGAACGAATTTACCACCTCCGCGTTATGGACGTGGTTTTTAAGAATCACGATGGGCGTGGTTTCTTTTTTAATTGTAGAGTTATATCAAGACTTAAAGACTTTGATGGTGTCGGTGAACGATATGAAAATTATGGTAGCCGAACAAAAGAAGGATATTGAGTACTTGAAAGACAATTATCAAGACTTTAGGGAAGATTCTAGAGCAACAAAGGTCACACTAACTAAAATGGAGGAAACAAAATGATAGACCCTATAACACTAACCGCACTACTAAAAACTGTCGGCGACACGGGAGTTGGAATTTATAACGCTAAACAACAAGCCAAAATACAAGAAAAGTTGGGTTTGTTGACTTTGGAGGAACAAGCGAAACTAAACGCCCAACTACTTAAAACCCAAGACAAGAATGCGAAACTTGCATTGATTGAAAATACTATCAAAGAGAAGGAGAGAACTAAAAGGCTACCCTTGTACATTGGTATCGGTGTTTTCGTATTGGTGTTAGGTGTAGCGACTTTCGTATTGCTACGTCGTAAAAAGGCTTAACCACAAATGACTATCCCACAAAACATAAAAGAGGGTTTGATTATCGTCGGCATAGTTGTCGTCGGTCTTTGGATTTTATTGCCCAAAGCCAAAAAAGGAATCAACTCACCTAAAGTTGCGGATGACAAAAAGTTAAAAGACATCGACAACGCGAAAGTGGTGTTGGATGCTTACTTGAATGCGGTTGAAGCGGGAGAGCGTAAATCCGAATTAGACAAATTAAACTCAATCTTTGCCGATGAATATGGGTTGCGTGTTTTCCGTACAAAAGACGGAAAGTATGTAGCGCGTACATCTAGCGGTAAGGATGTATTAATGACGAAGTAATGGCAACCACTATTGCACCTATAATTAACGTGGCCACGTCGCCTATTGTAAGCGTTACGGGGGCAAGTGGTGTTTCATACGATAGCATTAACAATTCTATTGGTATGTCGATGTTCTATAAGGTCAATTCTATTTACCAATACGCGACTAACCTACAACAATTGCTATCGCCCGTTGTATTAAAGAAGTTTGACAAAGTAGGTAATAGACAAAATACGACCTTGCAAATGACGATTGACCCGTATCAAGACCAAGCATCGTTGACACAAGAAATGTTGGGTTACAATTACGCGTTTGATAGTAACAATGCTTTCTTTCCTTTTATCTTGGCAAATACGACTGTGAATTACCAAATCAAAGTAACGGAACTCACGGCAAGTCAATTTTTATCGGGTGCTAGTAACTTCGATAACATCGAGTTTCTACAAGATTACATTAATGATTTTTAATTATATTTGAACAAACAATTAAACTAAAACAAAAACTATACTATTATGGCAATTCAAATTGACAAAACATTAACTACGCAAGAAGGTTTCGTAGTTGACCAATGCTTCGGCTTTCTTTCTATCTATCTTTTAGATAGTTCTTGGGTGAACATCGCTTACTACAAGAGCGAAGCGGACTTTGAAGCGGGTAAGCAATCCTTGAACATTCAAGAATTACCCTCACGTTGCGGTTTAACTTTAAGCGCACAACAATTTTGGGGTAACGCTTTGGCTTCGGACATCACCAACCAATGTATCGCTCAAATCGAAGCGGTTATCGGTGCGGGTACTTGCACAATCATCACTTTAGAGCCTTAATCTAATGCCGACTAACACATTTCAAGGATTCAACGCTTCGGATGTAACGCCAAGCGATTCAACGAACATTACTCTCGGTGGTACAATCATCGATGGACTTGACAATGGTGTTTGTTTGTATGTTGGTTCGGGCGGTGACATCAAAGTCACAATGATAGGCGGTCAAACAGTGACTTTTGCAAACGTACCAAATGGTTCTTTTTTACCCATTCAAGTAAACAAGGTATTTGCAACGGGAACGGGTGCTAGTGACATATTAGCACTATATTGATATGCCTATCGTAATAGGAATGGGAAACGCTATTGGGTGGACATCCGTTGATGCGGATGCCCCCTTAGAGTTTAGTTTCCTTTTATGGCAAGAAACCGCCGATTTTCTCCTCATTGATAGTGGGGGAGGAAGGATATTGCTATTTAACCCATAATACTATCGCTTAATTAAGAAAAGAAAATGAGTACTAACAAAACCATTGGTGGACTTTCCGTCCTATCAAGTGCTAATATAAAAGGATGCTATTCGTTACCCGTATGGAATAGTGATGCGGAAACTACACAAAGCGCGTGTATTACGGATATTCTAGCGGGTGTATCTTCAATTTATACATTAGGAAGCGGGACTTGTTCTTCGCTTCGTTGTGGGGTAAGCAACACCGCAAGTGGTAATTACTCGGCATCGTTAGGAGGTCGTTTGAATTGCGCTACGGGAGTATTCTCTTCGGTTGTTGGTGGTTGTGCAAACAAGTCAATAGGTTACGGCTCTTCTATTGGAGGTGGTGTAAATAATTGTGTTTCACTTGCTTGTTATTCAACAATTGGTGGAGGAGTAAATAATTTTATAAATATTCCATATGGAACTTCTACGGGGTCATTTATTGGGGCGGGTTCGGGAAATACCATTTGTTCAAATTGTGCTTTTATTGGCGGGGGGTCGGGAAATGTAGTAACAGGTAATGATGGTTTTCAAGTCATTACGGGGGGGCAAAATAATAATATTAACGCAGCGGGATATTCTTTTATTGGTAATGGATTGTCTAATAGCATTGCGGGTGGCGGATTAGGATTTAATGTTATTGGAGGGGGAAGAACTAATACCGCAAGTGGTGGGTATGCCCTAATTACTGGTGGTTTATCAAATACCGCCACGGGAATTTCGTCCGCTATTTTAGGAGGAGGAAGTAACACCGCAAGTGGTGCTTGTTCAATCGTTGGTGGTGGTAATATTAACTGTGCTACATCAAATTGGTCATCAGTAGTAGGAGGGGAAAATAACAGGGCTACGAATTCATTATCTTCTGTTGTAGGCGGATTTGGAAATATTGCATCAGGTTATGCAAGTTCAATAAGTGGTGGAGTAAGTAATAATACAACTTGTCATAATTCTTTTATTGGTAATGGTAAATTAAATACTGCAAGTAATTATTATGCAGCAGTAGTAGGAGGATGCGGTAATATAGCATCGGGTAATAGTTCAATAATTGCAGGTGGTCGTTGTAACGTAACTACGGGGTCATTTTCGGGAATTTTAGCGGGTCAATTAAATTGCGCCACAAATTCTTGGTCATCGGTTTTAGGTGGTTGTAACAATTGCGCCACGGGAGTATTCTCATCGGTAGTTGGCGGTTGTGGAAACCAAGCCACGGGTTATGGTAGTTTTGTTGGGGGTGGTATAAGTAACTGCGCCACGGGTCAATGTTCAACTGTATTGGGTGGTTTTTGCTCTAAAGCCACGGGAGATTGTTCTACGGCATTAGGAGTTCAATCTTGTGCTACAAGTCTTAGTAATGCCTTTGGTATTCAAGCAAGGGCAACGGGATTTAATTCATTGGCAATAGGAACTTCTGCTAGTGCTACAAGTACGGGTGGTGTTGCTTTAGGTATTAATGTTCAGACCGCAAGTGGCATAGCAATAGGGTCTAGTGCGTTATCAAGCGGTTTGGGTTCAATTGCAATAGGTGAATCAACAGCATCAGGGGGTTGTGCGGTTGCAATAGGTGCTTTCAACTGTGCAACTGGACTAGGTGCATTAGTTATTGGAGGTAATTGCAACAAAGCCCTTGGTTCTCCATATAGTTCCGTAACGGGCGGTTTTTCAAATTGCGCGGTTGGTTGTTTGTCTTTCATTGGCGGTGGTCGTAACAATTTAGCGTGTGGCGTTTGTTCTTTCATAGGAGGTGGTCACGATAATACGACTACGGGTCGTGATAGCGGTGTGGCGTTTGGTCATACTAACATTGCGGGTGGATGTTGTTCGGCGGTTTTAGGAGGTAATAACAATTGCGCGTGTGGAATTAGGTCAATCGTTGTAGGAGGATTTTCAAACGCTTCTACTTGTGATGATTCGGTTGTTGTTGGCGGTTATGATAATTTATCAAGTGGGGCGGAAAGTTTTGTAGGCGGTGGTTGTGTAAACCAAGCAACAAACAATTGGTCATCCGTTTTAGGCGGTTGTGTTAACTGCGCCACGGGAGTATTCTCATCGGTAGTAGGTGGTTGTGGGAATAGAGTAAGCCAATATGGTGGATTTGTTGGAGGAGGTATTGGAAATAATGTGTGCCTTGTTTATACTGCTGATTTAGGACTAGGTAATCAAGGCGTAATTGTCGGTGGTAACAATAATACAGTTTGTAGATTTGGAGGAATCCTTACGGGGAATACTAATAGTGTATATAACGGAGGTGTTGTTTTACAAGGTTCAAATAATTTTGCACAAAATGGTGGAACAGTGTTAAGCGGGTATTCAAGTTGTGCAAATGGAGGTAATAGCATCGCAAATGGTCAATGTGTTTGTGCATTGGGAGGTTTTAGCATTGCAAATGGTTTATTGTCAACCGCAAGTTGTAATTATTCTTTTGCTTGGGGTAGAAATCAATCGGCAAGTTGTAAATCAATGGCTTTTGGTGGATTTAATACCGCGAGTGGTTGTTATTCTATTGCCTTAGGAGGCGCATTTTCACAAGGACATCAAGTAACGGGAAATTATAGTAATGTAGTTGGGGGTCAAAATAATTGCACTACAAATACATATACATCGGTATTAGGTGGATGTGGTAATACGGCATCGGCATACGCTTCAAGTGTATTGGGTGGATATGGAAATATCGCTTGTGGTTGTTTTTCATCAACGATAGGTTCAAATTCTTTGGCTTACTTATATGGTCAAAACGCTTTGGCAAGTGGTCAATTTAGTGCTAGGGGTGATGCTCAATCTTCTACATTGATAAGTCGTAGGTCGGCGGGTTCTTTAACAAGTGGTGCGACTATGACACTTTCGTTGGATGGAACGGGTACTACCAACTTAATTATTCCACCAACGGGTAAAACTTGGGCGGTAAAAATTCAATATGCATCGAGAGTAGTAGGTGTTTCGGGTTCGGCTACGGGTGTTACCAACAACGATAGTAAAACACAAACACAAGAAATTGGTGTTAAAAACATCGGTGGCGTGACTACAATCCTTTCGGGTTCTCCTAACAATGGTATAGCCCTTGAAGACCCAAGTATGAACACGGCATCTATGAGTTATAGCGTAGGCGGAAGTAATGAAATAGTAATGACGTTCACCGCCCCAATATTTGCGGGTGGCGGAAGTTTGACTATAAAAGCGGTTGCAACATTAAGTATCACGGAGGTTCTATAATATATGCCCACCAAGGAAATAAATATAAGTGTCACCAACACCCAAGCGTACACAACGCAAATTTCTATCTTTGGTGGGCCACAAGACCCGAATAAAAATAGTGTCAATGCGTTCACGTCTTACACTTGGGACACCAACTTAGTAAACTTTTCGGCAAACTATTCATTTACAATTGAATCTAAGCGTTCTTTTGAGCCAACATTCACAATCATAGAGGGAACTATGAGAAACTCTTTCCTAGGACTTGTGTATGGCTTAAATCAATTAAATATTGGTATGTTTTGGTACGACACGGCTAGTAGTACAATATATGCTAGTTCGGATGCGTTCGTATTTGGCAATTTGGTATTCCCCGTGTAAAAAAATAAAACCACCTTTTTTAAGGGTGGTTTTGAAGAAGGAACAGTCACTTCAAAAAAGAAAGTGAATAAATCAAACATAGTAGTTTTATTACTTCACTATCGGAATCTACATCACAAATTTACATCGTATCTATTAGATTATCATATATTGAGGCGACTTTTTGTTCCTCAACAACGATTTGGTTATCCTCATCCAACGATAGGATTTTACCGCCCTCAACCGCATCGTCATACTTAACCGCCATCTTACCTACATAGTCCTTGGGGAGTAGTTTTGCCAATTGCTTCAACACAATCTTTTTAACCATCCACAAGTTTGGGTCTTTCTTTTGATTCCAATATAAGTCGTTGGGGTTCTTACCCGAATCTATATGCGATTGTAGTTCCGCTTTGCTCATCACCTTGAATTGTTTTGAGCCGTTTGATAGCGTGGCAACCACATAGACATAAGTAAGCGTAAATGCGTTCCTAATGGGGTCTTTTGGCCTATGTATTAACTTGGGTTCTAATCCCAACTCATATTCAAAGTCATCGCCCTCACAAACGATTTCCGCGCTAATGGATTTTACCAACCCACTACGAAGTAGAATTGTTACAATACCTTGGTAGCCAATGATAGGTTTGATAGCATCCTTGAAAGGCACAAAGTAAAATTCGCCAAGGGTGTCACTCGGCATTAAACCCAATTGGGCGCAAAAAATAATACTAGCAAACAATGACGATGGGTTCTTTACAAACGCATCCATCATCTTGGGGTTCTTTTTGATTTCCGTTAACACCACTTGCTTGAATTGAGCCGTGTTGATGTTGTGGCTTGATAGTAAGTCTTTGAATACTTTTTGTTCGTAAACATCCATTTGGGAATTAAGGAGGGATAGGGTTTCTTTGCTCATTTTTCTATTATTAGTTTTTTGGTTTCTTTTAGTAGTCGCTCTTCGGATAAATCTTCGGGGGTGAATCCGTTCTTATTCATTTTAGCATCTAGTTGTATTAACTTGGCTTCAATGATGCCCCGCGCTTGTATTTTGGTATGACGGCTCATTAACGCCTCAAAATATTCTTGTGCGCTCATTATTTGCATTTGGCGTTAAATGTTTCAATGATTGTGTTGGTGAATAGTCCGTAACGGACTTCGTAGCAAACCGAATCACCCATATCAATCAACGGGTAGTCTTCTTCTTGGGTTTGTACATCCACAATACCGCTATCTCCTTTGACATAAATACGATAAAACCTTTTGCCATCCGCGCCTTGTAGCGTGTGTTTGCCGTGTGATACACCGCACTTTTTTGTGCATTGACCTCCGAAAGCGTTAACCAAAGAAAACACCGCAAAAAGGCCAATACAAATCATAATGAATCTAATTATTTTTTCCATAGTCTTAATAGTAAATTGGTACAATATTAGGGAGTAAGGATGCACTTGGGCAAGTGTCTACAAGGGGGCAATCCATACATTTTTGTAAAGACGGCCTTGCCTTAAACGAATCGTTTTGAACCATTGCATTAAAAGTTTCGTACACTTGGTTCACCGCCCGTTTATGGATTTCGGTTTTGGTGTCGTCAATGATTTCTTTAAACACCCGCACGTCGCGTGGGTCTTGCGTAGCAAACACCCAAAAGTAAAAGTCAACGGGTTCACCAAGGATTTGTTCGGCTAAGATTGAGTAGTGGACACCTTGCATCATAATCTTGTCTTTTTGGCCAAGAAAGTCTTGATGCCACCCCATATCATTCCACTTGTCGTCTACCAACCCACTATACTTTAAGTCAATGATAGCATACCTACCATCCCACTTTACAAGTAGGTCGGCCGTGCCTCTCATTTTATCGTGTTCCATTTTCCAACCCACCTCGACTATTTCAATGTTCCAAGTTTTGATAAGGGCTTCAAATAGTTGCGCACTACCATTCGCCCGTTCGTATGCGGTTGATAGTTTCTCGTTGGCTTTGCCTTTGTACACAAATTCCGCTTCGGGAGGTGTGCCATCGCCGTAAGCGGGAAGTCCGCCCGTTGCGATATACTCAAAGTATTGTCCTAGGCGCATCGCATCGCTAGAGGGAAATTGAATCCCGTCAACGTGTTTTGCTTTTAATACCAACCCACACTCGTTTCCTTGCGTGTAGTCGGATAGGCTTTTCATTAGCGATTGGCTAACTTTAATTAGTCCATTGTTGTCCATTCCAAGTGTATGTTTGATTGTTTTGTGTCTTTTCGGAAACCCCCGCCACCAATGTTTCGGTGGTTTCAAGGCGTATGTTCATAATCGTATAACCGCGTTCCATATAAGTCGGGTCGTTGCAAATATCTTCAAGTTTTGTACGGGCGGAAAGTTTGTTGGTCGCCTCAATGCTAATCGGTTTATCAATATCGTTAAAGTAGTACCGATAGCGTTTCATTTAGTAGTATTTTAAGCAATTGTTAATCGTGGTATAAGATGTAGTTTTGGAAATGCGTCCGTAAGGCTCGTGTTGTCAAAAAAAAGGGGAATAGGAGAGCCACCCTATCCCCTTTTAAAAAAGAGTCCGTTACCAAGAAGTAACGGAAATTGTCGGTTGATAATTGTCAAAAAAATCCTTTTCAAGAAATGAAACGTGTTGTTTCAAAATCTCGATAGGTAAAGTGTAGTCACTAAACTCTTGACCACCCTCTTCACTTTCGATGTTACCAAAAATCAAAGCGTTTCCGCAAAAGGGTTGTTCCATTGAACCCAACTTGAATCCACCCTTGATAGGTCGGTAAAGACCCTCTTCGTCGACCCACATAGAGTCGCCGTGGCGTTGATTTCTTGCGGGGGCAAAAGTCATCCCGATTTGAACCATATCGCAACCATTTCCGATTGCATCATACATACCTTGAAGTCCATTAGACGCGACTTCTACTTCGTAAATTCTGCGTGAGGCAACATCAATCTTGATGGCCTTCACAATAGGTGAGGAACTCATTTCTTTTTTATCTTGTTTTTCAATCACAATTCAAAACTAAGGTTATTTTTGAGAATAACAATAAAATAAATCAAAAACTTTGTGAATGGACGTTTCTTTTAGTGAGTTTACGCTTTTGCTCATTTTTGAACTCTAGCATCACCCGTCCGAACTCTTCCATTTTAGGATTGAAAGTGTCTTTGGGAAACATTTGGTTGTACCATTCTTCAAAGCGCGGGGCTTCTTGGATTTCTTGAGAGGGTTGCTTGAATAAGCGTTGGGTTAGGGAGAGTATATTTTTCATAGTTTTATTGCGAAAGGTTTGATGTGTGACAATTCTTCTTTACAATATGTCACCAATGCGTTGTAGACCTTGATAGCGGTCAATCGGTCTTTGGTGGTCGGTACACCCCCGAAAAACATATAAAGTTTGTTGGTGTTTACTTCGTACCCGCCAAACCCAAATTGTCGCTTGGGTGCTTTAAGCGGTGTAGCGCGATAAGGAGTCAATATCGTAAAGGGCATATTTGATTCAATAAATGTCACCATACCAAAGTAACGACCATCAACAACGATTTCCTTGCCTCCCTCAAAAGTTGATTTATTCATCTTCACCAATAGGTCGGTAAGGTCGCGTTCGTAAAATCCAAGGGTGTCTTTATCCAAGACTTTTTTCATTGGAAAGTCGGTAATATCAAATTTGCTTTTCGTGGTTTCCATTATTTTTGAGAATAACAATTCAAATATACAACTTTTTTATTTGGTTGTATCATTTTCTAAAGTTTCTTCTTCGCCAAACACCAATTGCTTGTACTCAAATCCGCGCTCATCTAGGTAGGCATACACCTTTTTCCGATTTTCCATCGTGTCACGATAGTAGATACAATCCGTTCGGTAGGCTTCAAAGTCTTTGCCCAACACCATTGACAATTCACCCATCATTTCGTAACACTTATATCTTATCCATCGGTAGATTGACTTGAGCCTATCATCCTCCGCTTCTATCGTCAAATTCGTTGACTTAACCCCCTCCTTATAATTTTCGTAGGTAAAACTCCTTCCAAGAACGGCTAATGACGCTAATCGAACAACTTTAAATTTTGGGTCTTTGCATTTTTCCATCAAGCGTTCCGAAATAATTCCCAAGTTGTAAGCGATTACCCAATATGCACTATTCACATCCGTACCCGTCACTTCGCCATACGAGTCATCATAATCGTAGTTGGTTACGTTCACGGGTAATTTTTGTGGCAACTTAAAATTGGGATTGGTTTCCAAGTATCGCATCACATCTAGTTTCACCGCATTAAAAATCCACAATTGGTTAGTAGCGAAATTGATGTTGTTGGCTTTCACCCGTGGCTTGTACACATACTCCACACCATCGGTGACAACGCTAACCATATAATTGGTCTTACGGAAGAAGAAGTCCTTTTTGGATTTCTTGAGCCTATCTAATAAGATTTCGTAGTTCGCGTTCTTTTTGAAAACTTGGGTTACAATATCAAGTTGGTCTTTTTTCTTGGTCATCTTTATTTATTTTCAAAGATAACAAAGAAATGTAAAAAGTCAAGCGGAATTTTAGATTTCTCCGCCCCGTTTGAACTTGCTTAACGCTAAGTTGGTTTGCTCGGTGATTTCCTTAATACGCGCCTTTAATTCTTTGGCATCATAAACACCTTTTTCAAAATATCCATCCGCCGTCGCAAGCAATTTGTCTTGCTTGTCCATAATTTCTTTGATATTCTCTTGACGTTGCAACGCTTCGGTCTTCACTTCGGTGGCGGGGGCTTCTTTCGTCTTAGGACGTTCACGGAGGCGCATCGACCTTTCTTTAGATTTTTTACGACGTTCCGACGCTAACTCTTTTTTACGCGCAATTACATCCTTTAATCTAGCACGTCTTTGTTCTTGGGTTTCTTTTGGTATTTCAAAACCAACACTTTCTTCGAGGCTTTCTACGGGTGGAATTTCTTGACCGCCCGCACTCAAAATAAATTGCAAAAAATAACTATCCGCGTTTCCATCATCCGTAAAACCTTTACGAACCATTACACGCCCATTCCATTCCGCGTTAGAATCATTGTCGATTACTTCACGAATACCCTCATAGATTTCGTTTACTTGGGTGGCTTCGTATTGGTAGTCTTGTAAGTTGAATATCCCCGTTGAACCAAATTCACCCGCATTGATTTCTACACGCAAAGGTTGTGGTACGGACGCTCTTAGGTCAACATCTAAATAGTCATCCAAGTCCGCCCACATAATACCCGTGATTTCACCAACGGGAATAAAGAGTGGGTTATAGTATTGCGTAGGTGACGTTGTTGTGAGTGCTTCTACAACATACTCACGAATTTGTTTTACCAACACATCCCTAGGATTCAATCCTCGGAATACGGGTAACACCATTGTTTTAACGAACTCTAAAGTTTCCTTTTCGTTCTTGTATATTTTTTGACTCTTGAACTCACGGGTGGTGTGCCTAAGAAGTTTTGCTAAGAGTTTAGTCGCCCATACATCTTTTCTATCTTCAAGAGCCTTTTTTTTCTTTTCGGCTTGCTCTTGCTTTTTATCGGAAACGGGCTTTTTGATTTCCTTTGGTAAGGGTTCGGATTTTGATTTTTTAGCCATAGGGGGAGAGCAAAAGTAATTTAGATTTTTGTTTTTCTATAAAATATTTTCAAAAACCAAACAATCCTCCCTCCAAACAATTCGTAATCAATCAACTAATTAGGCAAATATATGAAAGTAAAATATCATCTTTTCGTGTATTTTAAGCACTTTATACTTGTAGATATGAAACCTAACCTTATATTTGCATCCTTGTAAGTCAATAGGGAGGCTTCGGATATTTTTCAATCACAAAAAAAGGGGGGTGTTAAACCTCCCTTTTTTTATTTCTCGTATTTTTGCCTTATGACTACATTATTGCTAATCGTCTTAGCGGGATTTTTCAACGCCATTATGGACACCCTATTCACTCACTACAATCAAAGTATCTTCAAGAACTTGAACCCTTTGTTTTGGAATCCCGAAGTGTCTTGGCAAAACAAGTGGGCGCAACCTTTTTCCCAACCCTACGAACCCAAGTGGTATTACTTTGGTTTTCCCCCGCCATACAAAGAACGCTTTCCCTACTCTAGCACAATTTTCGTATTCTTAACCGACGCGTGGCACTTAGCCAAGGCGTTGATGTTGGCTTGTATTATGGGCGGTATAGTCCTTTATGAACCAATATTGGGCGGGTGGGGTGACTTCTTCTTGTACTATTGCTCATTCACGTTTACGTTCACGATGTTTTACACCTATATTTTCCTCGGTCAAAAACCTTAAATTTGCTCTATGGGATTTTTTGCAAACTTAATTACCGACCCTTATAAGCCAAGTAACGGCAAGTGGTTATTCGTTGGCGATTCACAAACCAATAAAATGGCGACCAACTATGTTGCGCAATTGAAAAATTCCGTAGGCTTTACCAATTTCAAAATCGTTCAAAAGGATGGTGCTACAACCGATTGGATTCTTGCCGAACTCAAAAAGGAATTGGCTAGTAACCCTACCTACGACTATGTGGTGGTATGGGGTGGTTACAATGATATGTACGGGCGTGTATTACCCGAAAGGGCAAGAGTAACCGCCATCGCTAATATCAAGCAAATGGTATCTCTTATAAGGGCGGGCAAGGGCGCATTCGGATTGCCTCGAAAAGCAATTGTTGTCAACTTGCATTGCGACTCGTTAAGAGCGGAGAGTGCGCGATTTGCAAACAACGAGGCTCAAACCTCACTATTGTATGCCGACATTTTGAAGTCGGGTGCAAACTACGTTGTTCCAACACGCGCTATCACGGGCGGTTGCCCCAAAGACTTAAACGCTTTGAAAACCAATCGCGCTACCTATTGTACCAAGGGCGACCCTATATGTCACCTTAACTCCGTTGGCAATAAAGCCATCGCTACTAACATCGCACAAAAACTCAAATGGATTTAAGAAATGTCGTAATAGCGTTGGGTGTAGTAGTCGGCATTTATATTGCTACTACTTTGACCAAGATAAACCCCAAGGGCAAGCGTGTCGCCGTCATCGGTGATTCGCATTCCGCATTGTTCGGAAATGGTTGGCAAGACACTCTTGCTTCAAAATACAACTTTAAATTACAAAACCTCGCTATCGGTGGTAAGTCAACACCTTGGATGGTGACGACATTAAGTAAATTCTACAAAGACGGCAACAAAGCGGACATCGTATTTATTTATGGGGGCGCAAACGATTCATTTAGTTTGGTTAAATCAAGCGATACTCTTAAAAACATTCAAACAATGGTGGACTTGGTTCGTTCCAAAGGGGGTAAGCCAATTGTAATAGCGGGATTCAATTATGAAAAAGCGGTTAAACCTAAAGTGGTTGAGAAATACGATGAGGGTATTGCCAAATTTATGAAATTGCAAGACGACATAAAGTCTAATATCAAGGGCGCAACAATTGTCGCCCGTTGGGAAGAGGTCGATGCAAAAAGCACGGGCGGTGATGGTTTCCATTTGCCAAAATCTAGTCAAACGCTATTTGCGGATTACGTTGCTAAAAAGGTATTTATATGAACGCGGAACAAAAGAAAATATTAGCCATTGGCGTAGTAGTCGCGGGTGTGGTTATCGGCGCAAGTTTTGCGGGTTCACCAATTATTTCTTTGGGAACTAAAAGTCGCAAATACAAGTATAGCAAGTACCCTTTATTGTGGGATGTCGTACTCCAAGGTGAGGCTAAAACATTTAACGACTACAATTATTATACATCAAGCGGATTGGTGTCACGGGTGAACGCTAAGAACACTTTGCCATTTAGCAATAAACTCCTTACCGAAATGACGATAGGAGAGGTTATGGGCTATCAAAATCAATCTAGGTCGGGTATGGGTCAACTATGGGCGACGGGTCAATTCCAAGTTATTCCAAGTACTCTTAAAGGTATGTATGCAAAAGCGGGATTAAACTTGGATTCGGTGTACAATGAAAAAAACCAACAAAAGATTGCCGATGCTTTGATTGATGCGGAAAGTATATTGCCTAAATACTTGAATCGTAAAATTGAAGATACGGACGCAAACTTAAAAAGGGCATCATTGGATATTGCAACGATATGGTCAAGTTTGGGAATACCTTACGCAACCAACGGGCGTGCATACAATCAATCGTACTATTCTAAGGATAGGGCAAGTGTAGACACCGCCGATGTTCAAGCGGTGTTACGCAAACAACGGAATGGGTAATCTACAATAACTTTTGCAAGTCTTCTCTAAGTTTATCGAACGTAAGCATTGACGCTTCAAAGGCGCAATAATCCAAAACATCCAAGTTTTTAGATTCAATTTGAGTTTCAATATTTTTCATTGCAACTTCAAATCCACTAATCAAAATTCTCCTATGAAATGTATTGCTTGCGTTTTCAACGGAATGTAGGAGTGCGCCTCCCATTCCGATAACTCGTGTTTCGCAACACTTCAAATAGTTAAAACTAACACCCTCGTCGTCGTAGGTGTAAAATTGCTCTTTGGATTCATACTCGTGCCAAATTTGTTCTAGTGCTTCGGCTACTACATTGATAAGGTTGTCGTTTGATTTCATCTTATGGTGTCTTAAATACAAAACAAACTAACATCACAAACCCTTGATTTACAAGCGAAACTTAGTGAATGACACTTTTTTGTTTGTAAATTATGGTTATTATAAAAAATAATCATAAATCGTATATAATTCGGATATTTACGTCTATATTCGTATCGCTTTTGAAGTTCTCTTGAGTGGTGTCAAGAGAGGATTGTTTCATCATAGAGAAAGGGGTAAGAGGTTGCCCCTTTTTTTTTATCTTTGAATTATGAAAGTTTATTCAATTAACGATAGCACCAATGTTCGCGATAACAATTATGTCAACAACGGGTTCTTCATCAATAATGTATTCGTAAGGGTTTATGGCAAGAACAAATTGTTGGGTAAGGTCAGTAAGGTCGTGAATGACTATTTCTACGAAGAGGAGCAGAGAG